CACAAGAAAAAAAGTCATTCGTATTAAAAGACAAGAAAATGGTACAGACCCTAAAAGCAAAGCAATTAGCGGAGCTTGAAGAGGCTTTGATGAACGTCCCGTCGCAGGCTCAGGGGTTTCAAGGTGTTGCAATCGTGTATGAAAAGAAAAGCAAAAAAATAACGGTTCAAAACTTCAATTCTAGAGAAGAGGGCTTAACATTGGTTGGGAAGGCTAAAAAAGGGGATATCAGCCTTGTTTTCTAAATCCATTGGTTCGGACGGTATAATGGAGGCTACTTTTTCTAGACAAGACGACCGCGTGTGCGTCTTGTTCAGAAGGTATTTGAAGAGTCCTCCATCCCAACCCAAGCCAGTGGAATACAACCCAATATCTGGTCTAGCCTCTTCAATCTTACAAAACCACGCTCTGGGCGGCACTACTCAGAATAGCTCCTCAGTAACGCAAACATTTCTAGAAAGGCTTCCCCTTTTGCTAACATCCCCAATAGTGGGAGATCTCTCCTCAAATCAGGTGATTACGGCGACATCTACTGGAGAAATTAAATGGGAAAATCAACCTACTCTGGAGGTCTACCTTTCAGACGGTCAGCTCTCAAGTTCTTGTGGTGAAGATGTTTTCGTGGAAAGGCTTGATTTTTCATTCAGCGAAAATGGCACCTTGGAGATTTGTTATTTTAAAAAGAATCAAGAAGAGTCCTACGATTCTTTTTATACGCCGTCGATAAAAGCTTTGTGGAGCGAAATAGACCACATCATAGCGTATTTGTTTTTAAATTTTAAAACCTCAATGCCTTTCTTTCTCCGAAATCTATACAGTCTTGCGAAAGAAAAGGGTTCGTACTTTCGAGAATTTGAAGGCAAAGAAGATCTAGCGGTTTTAAACGAATTTAAAATATATTCCGATACCATACGTTTTAAGTCGCCTTTTATCAAAGAAATTCTAAGTACGATTGACGAAGAGCAAGTTTCAAGAATTGCAAATAATCTACCTAACAGGTCTATACTGCCCCAAACCTTTTCAGAAATAATCACGGAAAGGTTCGGCAAAGTGTCAAGCACTCTGGCGAATGCCATTAGACAAACCGTTCTATTGAAAAATGAAATTACGATGAATGTATCTTGCCTAGATACGTTACCGATCGTTTATAAAATGCTTGGGTACGATTATTTCTATCAATTTCTTGGTCGGTATAACTGGGATGTAAAACAGGAAGATCGCGAAGGTATAAGTTTCATAAATTGGGAGTCGATAGCTTTCCAAGCACACGGTGACAAAATCGTCAAGCTGATAACTCCAAAAAAACTTGTCAACTGCCTTTTAAAAGGCTCACTCACCTCAAACTTAGAGTATCTAAGGGACGGCTTGAATATGTATTTGGCATATGATTCGGTAGAGAAGATACCTAACACGCTAAAAGATAGTTTTCCAAGCGGTATCTCTTTGGATTTTAACTTCGGGACGATAAAAGAGTGGCATGATAAGATTAGCGACCAGCATATCCTGATCAAAGCCGAGGAGAAATCTAGGCCGATTCCAATCCACCCAAGCTTACACGGTCTTACCGCCTATCAAGACAAAGGATACAGAGCTGAGTTTGCAAGCCACACCAAAGACTTGATAGTTTGGGGTAAAAAACTCGATATCTGTATTGGTTCTTATGATGACAAGGCTATAAAAGGGGAAAGCGTTTTAGGCGCAATATACCATAAAAATGAATTGGTTGCTTGCTTTGAAATGCGTGGCCAAAGAATGGCCTATGTAGACACAAGCGGTTTGCCTTGGGATCCTGCAATTCTAGAAGCTAAAAGTGACGGCGATATCTTTGACGTCCAAAGCAATAAGATGAAAGAAACTTTGTCTATTCTTCCTGTTGTAAGTGACTGGACTAAAGATGGCGTTGACCACGGCCTTTTAATTCGAAGCATCGTTCAAATCAAGGGGAAGAGAAATAAAGCCCCAGAATTGAAAGAGCAAGAATTTTTGATGGAGGCTTTATCCCACTGGATTGAGAACGGCGGGCAGGTTGCCAGAACGTCTTTGCGCTCTGATAATCGGGACAGAACGATAGACGGAATGGTTCTTGACGCTATTAATTACAATTACCAGATAGGCGATTTAGTGACTCAGAACCCGCACGGGCTTTATACGACAACGTATTACCAAAACGCTGCTAATGAGTAGTACGGGATGGTTACCAGTGGCCTTTAGGACAGACCATTCCAGCAAGCTTAGTCTTGACGGGCATCGCGCAGCCGCAGACTTCACACATCTTTAAAGCGCCGATCTTTTTTAGCAAAGGGCACGACTCACATATAGCCATTCTATTTTGAGCAACTTCGTCCGAAACGGACAGATCGCTTCCTTCCACCACGTTTGTCGCAATAGTTTTAGCGGATTCGGCTGCAAGCTTGATCTTTTCAAGTAAGCTCATTTTGCACCCAAGGCGTTAATCAGGTTTAATAAAGAGTTCTTATCGAAAGAATCGCCGCCAACAAAATTACCGTTATCGAAAACAAAAGTGTAGGGAATGGTCTCATTTTGATACGCCTCGAAGAAAGCTTTGTTTTCTTCATTTACTTCAATGTGGTACATCGATATTCCCAAACTGTTGGCGTGAGCCTCAAGCTCTGGGAGGTGCTTTTTAAGCTCTTGGCAGTGCTGGCATAGATCGGCCAAGGCATTGACAAGAGTGATTTTGGGGGAGTACGCTATATCGCTTGCTTTAATGAATTTAATATCCATGCGATAATAGTATCAGCCTTTTCTATAGCTTTTCAACCAAAATGCAGTTTTGCAGGTTCGTACCCTTAAGTTCTTGACAGTCTTTTACTAAAACGCGTGATGAAGCGCACCCCGATAAAAACAATATAGCAACTACTATTAGATATTTCATTATCGTTGACCCATGCAAAGGACGTTAATTTTCTCTCCGTCAGCTGGAACGGCTACCGAGTTCTGAGTGAAAAATTTATAAACGGTCGTAGTTGGAACGTCGTTAGAAATACACCCTGCCTGAGCACTTATACAGGTGCAGGTCGGAGGGGTGCTGAATATTCCTGCGGCTATATTTAGCTGATACTCGCCAGCGGCTGCTCTGGTGACCGAAGTTAGCCAAGATCCAGATTGCCTGTTAATAGTACAGGGTGAGGAAGAGCAAACACCGCCCTCCGCAATGGTAGCCCGCTCAATCCTCTCAAGCCCAGCACTGTTTGAAGTGACGGAGCCGACTAAAAGAGGAGCAGGAAACTGTTGGTTAATGCCTACTATTGAAAACGATGTAGCTTTTACAGTGGTAGTGCCTCCATTAGAGGATGACTGAACCTTGAATGTCGATACTGAAGATAGCGAAGTAATGTTAGTTGTGCCGCACCCACCTGAAGTTACTTGAGTAGCGCCGCCACCGCCATCTCCTGACTGTGCCCCAACAATTACATTTCCTGATCCATCTACTAATCTTGAAGTAGGGGAATTTAATGTGGCAACCATAGTACCTGTATAACAAACTAAGTACGAACCTATTTTTGGCACAGTGCAATCAATACCAAGAAGAGATGACCCGTTTATAACACAGCTAACGCCCGTAGAGTTTGTCGTGGTAACAGCACCAGTAATGCCTGTTGGATCGGCAAAAGATGCGGATGAGGTAGATCCAGATAAAGTAGCTGTTCCGCTCCAAGAAGCAGCGGTGTTATCAACACTTACCGCTTGCTGAGAAGAAGTTGGAAATCTATAAAGCTTTAAAACACCCGGCCCACCAGTCGATCCATATATTCCGCAACCTAAAGCTCCGTTAGTAGTTCTAGCTCTAATCTGTAAAGTGATATTGCTTTGAGCGGTGTCGTACTTGAAAGAAGATGTGAAGGTGGATCCTCGAAACGCGTCAGGGCCTGTTAGTGCGGACTCCACCGTAACTCGTTCGCGCCACTCGTTAGTGCCGTCGTAAACTTCATATAGACAAGCGTAGGAGCCAGCATTGCTTTGACCGAAATTGCCGTCATAAGTTAAAAAATACTCTCCAGCAGGAAGGCTTGCAAAAGTCATTGCTGGAACATTGGTAGCAGGGGCTTGAGCGTTACCTTCTACCGCGTAACTACAACCAGCTTCAGGGCCGAAAGTAGCAAAAGATGTTGAAGTGGTGTTCCAAAAAGAAGCACATCCACTGATTTTTACCAGACCAAACATTTGAGCCTGACTGACGTTCGTTAGGTTGGTAGCATTTCCGTAAGTAACATTTGCAACCCGTAGAGCCGAAGTCCCTGTGTTGCCCGTGGTATTTGCGATACGCACTGTAGTAGATGACGACAGATCACCGCAAGGAGCGTTTAATTGAACCTGCACTGGAGTAGTAGAAGCCCCTAAAACTTGAGAGGTAGCGACAACGGATGCGCCTTGTAAAACCTGAGCAACGACATTTGACCCCATCGAAGATGCGGTATAGACAAAGCTAAATAAACAATTTCCACCAGACAAGCCGCGATCTAAAGTAGCTAAAGTCCAAGTGACGGATCCGTTCGTGTTGTTTGGTAAAGCGATTGCGAAATCGGACTCTTTTGTAAGAGGTGTGGTGGTGTTTCTTGAGACGGTTGCGGAGTTCGCAACTGAAACATCGTTTACGTTATCGAAAGCCGAAGAGTTTAGAACGAAGGATGATCCTAAGTTTCCAGCTTGATTTCCTAGTAAGTATTGTGATAAAAGTTTACGATTTGTACTGTTCATATCTTGTTTCCTTTCCTCATATTCTCTATGTGCCAAAGGGGTCTTAAGTTTGTGTAATGGCTAACCTTTAAAAATTCCTCTCGCTTGCCGAGATCCACCTTTGAGAGCGGGACAATATGGTCTATAGACCATTCGCTCGGCTTGATTCCATAGTTATTCCAACTCATCCCTTCTTGAAAACCCGATTCCAAATGGGCTCTTAACTCATCTATAGAGCAGCCCAGAGCTTCTATAGCCGAACCTGTTTTTTGATTGTTTTTGATAGCCTTCAAGAATCGACACCTCATATTGTGGGATAGCCTGTATCCAATGTCTTCCTTAAACCTTTCTCTGTGTCTTTTATTCCTAAGAGATCGGGCGTAGTCCGTCTCTCTTCTTTTTTTAGCCTGAATATTGAGCTGCTCTTTGTTTTTTTGATAATACTCTCGTTTTTTTGCTGACAATTTTTCTTTGTTTTTTCTCTGGTATTCTTTGTCCGAGTCCGACTTTGATTTCTTATTCTCAGTTCTCCATTTTTTTAAATAAGCCAATCTATCGTCTCGTTTAATCAAATAGTTTTTTTTCGCCTTTTTGGCACAGCAAAGTTTGCAAAAATTCAGATACCCATCTTTCATCCCTCCATGTCTTTGGAAGCAACCGATATCTTTTTCTACCGAGCAGGTTTTACATCTTTTTACCGTGTTAAGCATTACGAAAAGTCTCGATATAGCGGTCTAGGGTTTGAAAATACTGTAATTCGATCACATCGTACAGAGCCAAAGTAATGTTACCGTTTAAGATTAATCCGCCTGCGGTATCGGAGTTGGTCAGGGTAACGGTATTAACTAGACTGCCGCCAACCAAGCGAATGACAGCTCCGTCAATAGCCGTTACTGAAAAAGGTGATAGAACTGACGCCACGACAGGGCCGCCAGAACCAGTGATCGTAATAGCTTGACTACGATCCGCCGTGGACAAAGTGATAGAACCAGCATTACTAACTGTTTGGGTGTACAGATTCCAAGCTCCGCCGCTTGAACCACCACCAAGTGAATCTTGGTTGGTTCTCTGTTTTATCATGGCCTTAGAGGATATTTTTCTTGAAATTGCGATAACTCACCCCATCCTTTTAAAGGAATAATTGTTTCTTGTTTTTTTTGTTAATCCCGCCATATTATTTACAATAGCGTTTTTATGAACGCATAACTCTTTTGCAGCCTCTGCTGCGTGAGAGTAAACCTTGCCAGTCTCAATGCACATTATCGGAACTCTTCTTTTGGAAATAATCCCCTTTTTTGATCGACCAATAGCATCACAATGATACTGCGGAAGTTTTTTGCCCAACATTCTATCCCTTTTGGCCTGACGTTGTTCGGGAGTTAAGTTTTGTTTTTTGCCCTTTTTCTGTAAAGACATTTTTTCTCTTGTTTCAGGTGAGTGTTTTTTACCCAGCATCGCTATTCGACATTTAGCCTTATGGCTTTCGGACAGTTTCCTACCCTTTAAATAGCTCCAATCCCTAGTTTTTGCAGCGATTCTCATATTCAGCACAGCTGATTCTGGCATTTTTTTACCCTTAATCCATGACGGACGGCCCTTGTTTGCATCTGAAACTTTCTTTCGCATTTGATCTGACACTACGTTTGTTCTATCTTTAGACCCTAAACAGGTGTAGCCTTTTGGAGCCAAAGCATCGTATTTTTCAATAAAAAAATCCTCTAGCTGGTTTAAAGATTGCTGCTCGGAGCAGTAAACCAGAACTTCAAAATCAAAGTTGTCGACCCCATATTTTCTTATAGCTTTTTGGATTAAACTAGGATTTTTAGGGTAATATTTTATATGGTATCTCCATCTTAAAGATGGGTTTTTTTGTATTGTCTGCCCAATATACTTTTTACCGTTTATTTTATTGCGGATAAGATAAACACAGCCATGCGAGTATTTTCCAGTAGGGCGGATAAGTTCTGTCAAGATCGCCATTTAAATCTCCTTGCCCGAATATTTTATAATTGGGTGACTCTTATCTAGATAGTATCGCCAATAGACATCTTTCATTCCGTTTGGATACTTTCGGTACAAAAGCTTAAGCCATAGCTTATAAGCTAGGCTCCAAAACTTCGACCTTTGTTTTAAAAAATGCCAAGTAATGAAGGGAAGAGTTCTTGCGTCCGTATCTTCAACCTTATTAAAAGCTCCCACAAACTGTCCCACTAAAACGCCAAGCCACAAGAAAGGGCTTACGCATTCTGAAGCCGCCATCTTGGATAACCCAAGTAAAGACGGGGATCTACCCCACCAAGCGTCGATATGGAAAAGGTTGGGTTTGCGACAGTTCCAAAAGTTCTTTGGCTGAAAGCCGAAATTTAGAATCCGAGCAACCCAGTAAGTTTTCTTGGAAAGATCGACCTTGTCGTAAGGATCAATTCCTTCGCATTTAACTTCCTTGCCGTGGTCAATCATGTTTCTAGCGTATCTTCCTTTGTCGTAAAGGGCTGAAAAGGTAAGAAGAGCTGCCTGATTATCCATGGAATCAATCTCGGTTGAGTCTGGGAATCTACGGGAAAGACCGAACTCTTCTTCTAGGGATTTGAAAACCCATCTTAAACGCTCAATCTCGTTTTGTAAATTTTCATCATTGTTTTCCTCAAGGCAGATTAGGTACTGCGTTGTGAAAAGTGCGCCGTTTTGCGTAGTTTGACCTTCACCGCCAACTGAGTTCAGTTGGTTTAATCCGTAAGAATCGCGGTATTTTAGAAAGTCATTAAAAAGCGACATTTTATTCCTCTATTAATTGCTAATCTTAGTGATGTCCATGAAATTTAGTGTTGGGTCGCCAGACAAGGCCCCAGCGGTTCCGTTTGACTGAGCCCGAATAACTATCGTATCTCCTGCCACCAAGCGTAACTTCGTTCTTACCGTTGCTACATACGGAGTTACTGGAGCGTTTGTTCCGATTGTGCGGCTCGCGGCGACGGAAGCGCCGTTTTTATATATAAATATATTGAACCCCTGATTTGTCGCTAGGGTATTAAAAATACCGTCTAATTGCGCACCGATATCGTAAATTCCATCAGAGGGAACCGTGTATGTTGGTGACGAATATGAGCTTGTTGTGTCAAAATCCTGTGTTGCAAACGGGATAGGATCAATGGTAGCGGCAATCGCTGTAGTCACACTGGTTGTATAGCGGCATGATGGGATTTCTTCTGTTAGTTTTTGGTCTACTTTTGTTAATGCCATAAATTATCCTTACGTTTTAATGATGTAGTTGACATAAGCGTTCAGTGGTCTGGTTTCACTGCCGCCAGCGGAAGTGCTGGTTTCAGAGCCTCTCAGAACAGCCCCGTCAGTACCCCCATTAAACAGTTGGGTTGCTAATCCTCCATTGAAAAAATCTACATCGTGGGTGTGAGCGGAAAATTCGTCTGATTGCACTGAGCCTACATTATTCCCAGCGTTACCGCCCGTATTCATCGCCGTTCTTGAAGCAGAATCGGGGTCTCGACCCGCAGCTCCGTCTACGCCGCGCATGAAACGACCTCTATAATCAGGTATATTGAAGGTGGTGGTTCCGTTTCCTTGCCCGTGAGTTATCCCGATTACACCAAAGAGGGTAGAGTAAGTAGCTCTGCTTACGGCACTTCCGTCACAAAGTAAGAAACCTGATGGGGAAGATGATCCAGCATAAGGTATTATTGAGGCGGTCGGAATCAAAAACTCTAAAACATCACTTGCCAATTTTGCAACCGTTACGCTTCCATCGCTTGGAATTCCAAACGGCAACGTGAACCCACTAACCACTTGGATATTATCCGAACCCAAAGGAGGAGCCGCACTAAACGTAAGCACCGTTCCAACTACCGTATAAGAAGGCTTTTGCTGATAAACACCCGTAATGTAAACGAAGGTGTTGTTAATCGAGCCCGGTGCTTGTGTTAAGTTAAACACAGTTGTAACGCCGTCACCTGAGAAAGTGTCTACCACGAAATTGCCAGCGGTTGTAACCGAGGTATCGCGCAAAGTATAAAAACGATAGTTCAATAAATTTACAGAGCCTGCGCCAGATGTTTCAGTAGAGAAGAACCGAATATTAGTTTGTGTAGACGCGCTTGGGAATACCGAGCTTTGTGCTGTTGAGAATTGGAACGTCGGACGCTCTCCAACTTCAGACCAAGTCGATCCGTCGCCAGAAGCAGACCAGCCGACAACTGGAGCTGAAGCAATATCAAAAATATTATCGCCAACGGCAGACGAGTCTTCGTAATCGATCAAGTAGTCTTCATAAGCAGACCCTAAGAAAGTGGTAGATAGCGATTCTCCGTCACCAGAGTAAGCGTACAGCTCTTTAGTCTCGACGACTTCAGATACCGTACAGGCGTCTGCGGCTGGGTCTACCGTAAAAGCGGCTTCGATCACGAAAGTGGTGTTCGATGCAGCTGACACGATCTTGCGAGCTTCAGAGCCGAAAATCAACATCTGTCCAACTAAATCTGAGCCGTCAACTGCTGGGAATACCGCCGATGAAGACGATAGAACCATATTTACGCCAGTACCAGTGACGGTTTTTGACGCGTCATAGTTCAATTGATAAATCTGAGTTCCACCCTGATAGGTAGCCGTAGTTTGTGTTGGGTCGATAGTGCTTAAAGCGTTTAAAGGGGATTCCGAAAGATCGTCGGTAATCTTACCTTGGAATAGTAAAGAAACTAGGTCGTCATTGTAGCTTGCGCCACTTGAACCGCCAGCGCCGCCACCAGAGTTGAAACGGTAGATGCCAGAGTTCTCGATGATCGGAGTAGCTGACCCAGAAGTTCTCCAGCCATCAGCTGTGAAGTATTGAAGTAAAGCGTATCCGATCGGTAGGTTTGAAGATGGGAATAATGCGCCAATCACCGAAGGGGTGTTTTGGGAAACTAGAGATCCGCCCGCCGAAAAAGAAACCGCAATCAATCCATCTGGCTGCAAGCTAAAACCTGCAACATAGAAATTTGTATCCACTGGAACGATCGTGTCGATTGCAAAATCAGGAGCAGGAGTTCCAACTGGCTGTGGTACTGAGAAGTCGATTGACAATCCAGACAATCCAGTCCATACCGAGCTTGCCACAGGGGAAACCGTTTTGTTTGCACCGTCGCCTGCGGAAGTCGTGGAGTCTTCGAAATACAAGTTCTGATCAAACGAGCCCGTGTTTGCGCCGCGAGGCTTCAAAGGAATGTTTGACTCAGTATCTAGAGCCTTGATGGCCGTGGTTAAATTGTCATCGTCGGCAACGGTCGCGTTTCCAGCGGTCGTTGCAGCTGGAGTTTTGGTAGAGTAAATCGGTGTTGAATCAGAGTCGTCAATCGCACCAATGAAAGCCAAGGTGTCATTTGATACGCCTTGAGAGATACGGGTTGATTCACCTTCGTGAAGCTGAGTTGCGTTCAAGCGAACATAAACTAACGCGTCCGCGCCGCCGTCATCAGCCCGAGCAAATAGCCACCACACATCCCCAGTAAAAGGAACATCTTCGCGAGCGTCAGTTAGGATATATCGATTCGCGGTCGGTGATACAGGAGGGTTAGTAAATACAGTGTTCGCTGTACCGTACACGCCGTAGCTTGCATAAGACTCATAGGTATTGCTCACACCAGTAAAAGCCTGAGTTAAAACTACGTTTGAATCATCTACAACTGTTGCGATTTGGTAAAAAGCTGTGTCGTCTTCTTCTGCTAGGCGAATGAAATCGCCTTCCATCAGCTCGTCAGTCCAAGGAGCGGCAGCGGAAACAGCGGTTGATCCGTTCGTCCAAACTAAAGGTTGCGCAAGCTCGATGTTGCGTTGCATATTAAGGTACGCAACTTCGTTATCAGCCAAGGTAATATCCGCAGCTCCTGCCGATAAGGTATTATTTTCTAAAATTTGATAATTAAGAGGAGTTCCAACTACTTTGATAAAGATGTCGGAGTTCCAGTTCATTCTTCCAGCAATAGTCTGGCTATGGGTTATGATCCCGTCACCCGTCACGATCGCTTTGGTGGTATCTTCGGCTAAAGAGGTGATAGAGCCAGAAGCTGAAATAGGAGAGTACCAATATGTAGTCCCCTTGATTTCTTTGATAAGAGACATCGTAGCATCCATCCAGTCTTTCAAAGATAGAAGCTGTTTATCGCCGCCTAAGAATGGATCCGCCCCGCTGCCGTCCGTCTTCGTAGATGGGTTTTCATCCCTGCCTTGGCTCCATGGGTACACATAGGCTGGGTTGGGCGGATTATTCCCACCACGACCTAAACGCAAGAATAGGGGTCGTCGGTCTTCAAGCTGGGAAACGCCATTTTGAGCGTTAGTTCTGATCCTTGCGATCGGAAGTCCATTTGAAGATGGTGGGGAATTTGATATCACGATTCGGTAATCGAGAACCAAAGCTAGGGGGATTGACTTGCTAATTTCAGCTTGTGTAGATGGATCCCAAAGGTATACGGTATCTGTGGTAGAAGGATCTACGGCACGGATATACTCAATACTGACATAGTTATCAGCGTTTGCCGTGAAGCTGCCCACGACTTTTGAGTTGGTAACGGTGTTTAAAGCTTGAGGAGCCTCGGTGGACGGGATAACTAAGATAGTTCCAGACGTTTGAGACTGAGAGTGCAAAAGAGCAGAGTCAGCTACTAAAAGCTGAGCTGAAGAGGCTTGGTTCCCAAAGGTTGCTGAAATGGTAAAACCTTTCACAACATAGCTTATTCCGCCAGTCATGGATCCTGAAAAAAGATCGTCAAAATCAGATCTTACGGCTGATTCTACTGAACGAAGTTGGCTTAAATCAACGCGCTGGTTTGAGATCCAGTTTTGGGTTCTGCGAATACTCATGTTTTACTATTCCTCTAGATGTAAAGATTCCTTTCCTATCGAAATAGTATCACATATAGAGTAAACGCAATCTGTTTACGCAGGAGGGCTTCATGCAACACGCCAAAAAGCCACCTCAGAAAGAGCAAGATAAGACCAAATTAAGGCAATTAGCTAATGAAAACAAAGAGTTACGAAAAGAAATCAAACATTTAAGACGCGAGATCTTAAAATTCCACAACAAGAAAGAATTGGAACCAAAAGAGTCTGATATACCTTTGCCTGAAACCAAAAGTAGAGATGGTAAGGATTGGACTTGCCATAAATGCAATACGGGCGTACTAACCAAAGTTGAGTACACCCGTATCGGAGAAAACTGGTACTTTAGAAAGTGCGATGGATGCACTTATCGTACCAGAGGCAAAAAATCTACTGACGAATAGGTTTGTTCTGGGTAAATACGGCCTGAACTGGCTCAGCTCTTGATGATAAACCGTGCGCTTCCTTTTGTTTTGAATCTTGATCGATCAAGATCCCAAGAGTCAAAATAAAGACCCCAGCGATATACCCTGTAAACACAGCCGCGATAATCGCTAAAATAAACACGATAGGGCTAATTCGCTTCCCTTCTGTCAGAATGAAGCCCAAAAAAGCAAAATAGAAAAACGATACGAATCCGCTAAGAACAGTAAAAGCAGTCATATTGTAGTTATCTTCGCTTTTCAAAAAGGTGCTGATCAGCATCATGTTGATGCGTAGCAGGATTAGGTAATGGGTCGCCACAAAAATGGCGATGCCGCCAAAATCACGATCTTCGGTTGTATTGAATGGATTTAAAGTTTTCATATATTTCTTTCTATTGTAAAGGGTAGCCAGTTTCTGCAATGGCTTTTTGTTCTTGCTCAAGCCACATTTCCATCAATTCCTCTTCGATAGCTTGGGCGAACCAGTTATCTCCGAAGTCGATTGCTTGCTCCATCACTTGTTTCATTTCTTTTTCAGTTTTATACATTTGTTTTTTGCCTTTCTTTCCTAAAGAATAAACCCAAAAGAAAAGAAAGGCAAGAACTTTTTTAAATAAAACTTAAGAAATATCAATCCCCTGTGATTGCAATGCCTTAGTTAGCTGCTGTACGCGAGCTTCTTTACCGATTACTAGATAATCAAGCTCTAATTCGTTAGATGGCATGGCGATATGCCAGCCAAGATCCGAAATGGCTTTAGCCAAAGCGTCTACAGCCTGTAGTTCTTTGGTGATATCTTCCATTTTAACCGTGATTTCATTGATTAATGACTCGTTTGTAGGGTTATCGTTATTCATGGGAGCCTTTCTACATTGACCTTGCGGTCAGGATTATGGTGGTTACACCGTTATTTTGTTTTTGGGTGATTCTAGGGTATCGGTAGCCAGTCTTAAGCAAAACCGCGATCTGGTTTGTAGCCTGAAGCTCTGCTTTTTCTCGGTTCCGATCTTTAATCGTAACCGTGATTTGATCTGGATGTGACTCAACGGACATCATTTCTTGGCCTTTCGTTTGGGTTTAAGCTTAATGACGTTGCCTTTGGGCTCAATCTCTGGTTCTTTCTTCTCGGGACGGTCAGATCCATCGCCCGTATAGAACCCAGCATTCATAGCTAAAAACATCCCGATAATTAACGGGATAATAATAATCATGCTTAGTGGTAAAACTAAATCTTCCATATTACTTTCCTTTCGGTTTTTTAGCTACAGCTAACGAGCGGATATACTTCGCAATTGCGGTTTCGCAACGGTATAAGTTATAATAGCTTTTCTTTTTGAAAAAGTAACGAGTCTCGGTGTGTTCTGGGATAGTTGTCCAGATATCACCGCCAGCACTGCGCAAGATCTCTTTCTCAGGCACGGTGGTATTTTTCGCTTCGCATTTAAGCTGCTTTGCGTAGAAATCACAGAATCGAAGGATTTTACGAGCTTTCTCAAAGTCTTCCCCATAGCTCATAGAGCTTTTCGAATCCCCGTCGACCAAAATATCAACATAGTGGTTCTGACTAATCAAAGGTAGGTTCTGCTGGCCTAATTTACAAGTTACTTCCGCGTTAGCGGTCGTTAAAGTTAGCAATAACAAAAATAAAGCTTTCATCTTACTCCTCCTGCTTTTTCAAATAAAGTTTTCCGCGTTTTGCCCAAGTATTTGACTCGGACAGCTTAGATGCAGAATACTGAAAGTTATCGTAATTATGGTTCTTGCTTTGAACGTAAGGGTGCATTCCCTTTAACATCTTTTTCCAAAACTTGAAAGACGCTTTGGACATATCTTCGTAATCATCCGCTTGAAGGTAGATGCCGTAAGGGTACTGGGTTCCAGTTTTTTTAGTAGCCTTCTTGTGAATAGCTAAGCCAAACTGAGTCCAAGGGGAAAGTTCTTCGCGAACGCTTCCCTTAAACTGGCTGATATCCACGTTGATTGTTCTAAAATCAGCTTTATCGCCTTCGATACCATCATCCGAACGCTCGTATTTAAACTCGTTCTTTTCAACCGCATGAAGCGATCTCAAATCTACTCCGTAATATTCTTTAAGAGCTTCGCTCAAAGATGCACCCTTTGGGGTAAAGGTCATGACATCTTCTTTGCCGCTTTCGTAGCGAACCGATAAAGTTGTGTTTAACTGGTTCGCAATGGCTGAAAGGATATCGGAACTTTCAGTCAAATTAAGATCCCCTGACCATACCAAAATACCGCGTGAAAAAATCCGAGAGTTGAATACGACTAAATGATTAGGGTGTTCCCAACGATACAAGCCTTTTGATCCGAAGATAGGGCGAGATCCTAGCATCGAAGAGATAGCCGCGTTTTTAGCCTGCTTCCAAGTAATCATACCGTATGTCGATAAAGCCAGTCGCTTTAGAAAACGGTAAGCTTTCTCTAGCTCGTATGCGATAGCGTTTAAGACTGGAGAGGCTGTCTGCCAGCCTTTTTCAATCAATTCGGCAGCTTTTTTAAAACCGCTTTTAATTCGGCGTACAACTTCGTACACCTTCTGTTCAATTTGCTCTAACTTATTCATTTTCACTTTCTCCTTTTGTTTCTGTCGTTTCCGCAGATTCGACTGTAATACCTTCTTTTGTCATTTGAAATTTACGGCCAAGGTAAATAAAGGCCGAAACTCCATAAAACCATAAAACATCGCTATAGTCAACTTCTAAATGCTTGGTAGCTTTCCCAGCTAAGCATACAATAGCCACATTAAACGATACCCAATACATTGTCAAGGTATAAGATCCTTGGCCGTTTGCTCTAAGTAGGGGTAAGGGGATACCTCTATCATTAAGATCTAAAGCCCACTGTTTTAATTTTTCAATCATTTTCCTGTACTCCCAAACCCGCCAGCTCCGCGATCGGTTTTCTTTAGCTCTTGCACTTCCATAATTTCAGGCGTAACTACTGGTACGAACACCATCTGGGCTACTCGGTCACCTGCTGTATAGATATTAGGTTTTAACTGCTCGTTGCCAACAATCTTAAAGCGAACCATAATTTCCCCCGTGTAACCCTGATCGATTAAACCAATCGAGTTGCATAGAATCAGATGCTTTTTCGAAATGCTAGAGCGAGGAAAAACCATTCCTGCGACGTTCGGCGGAAGCTGCACGGCCAACCCAGTTCGATATTCGATAAATTGAACCCCGTCCTCGGTGTAGGTTAAACCTTCGTCAACCGTAGTAAGATCCGCGCCGAAATCACCAATGTTTGCAAATTTTGGCATTACCGCTTTTTCATGTAGCTTCTTAAACCCAATAATCATAATTCATCCTTTGCCTGTTCAAGCTTTTTAACAGCCGATTCTATCAAAACTTTTTGACTAAGTAATCGTATCATTGTTTTTTCAATATCTTCCTTTTTTGCTAATTTTAATTCCCTTGGGTGCAAATAAAGCTCCACTGGATTGGCGGAATCATCCCAAACAACCACATGAACCTTTGAATGGCCGAATAAAGTTTCCGAAAAACCCTTAACCAAAGCGACACCGTACTCTTTGTAGATGGGGTTTTGTATAACAACGGGCGTTCCTAAATCAACTAAATTCATATAAGTCCTTGAAACTATTTGGTTTTAACCAATTCGCACCTTTTAAAAGTGTTTCGGTCTTACTTTAAGGGTATCACGATTAGTTTTAAAAACAAGGCAATCTTTGAGAAAGACGATACTATATAGTAAGGAAGATCAATGGATAATAGCGATATAAATATTAAGATTGGGATAGAGGATTCGAACGTCGATCAGGTGATTCAGAAAATCCGACAAAAACTATCCAATACTTCCTTTTCAATCAAGGTGGATCCAAGCGTTGGTAACGCTGCTCAGGCAGGCGGTAAGGGTGGTGCTGCGGGCGGTAACGCTTCAAACTTCGTAACGCAAGTTCGGGAAATGAACGTAAAAGCTACTACCGTTAATATCTGGGCGCAAAATGTAAACCAGAATACAGGCGGTGGTGGTAGCCCTCCAGTGCCAACAGGTTTGGGTGGCGCTCCTTCTGGCGGTCAAGGCGGCGGAGGCGCGGCTCCAGCAGGCGGAGGCGGATTCCGTGGATTACCTCTGACTTCAATGCTTGCTACGGGCTTAGGTCTAGCGGCAGGGGCGACAACTCTATTCGGTCAGGCTGAACAACGAGAACTTGCCAAGCGCGTAACTGCGGAAACCAGCAAAGAATTTTTTAGATTACAAAACCTTCGTGGTGATTTTACAAACCTTGCTTTTGAAAGAGAAAAAGAGGAAGGAAAAGAAAAAGCACAGGGTAAAGGTACGATGGCTACATCGGATATCTTGTCCGCGCTTTCGATTCCTTTGGCTTTACTTGGCGGCCCTGTAGGTGCTGGTTTAGGTTTAGGCGTTAGAGCCCTTGGGGTTGGAGCTGGGATTATGGGTGGGGTGAATGCTGCTCCAGCAATCCGTGATTTCGTCACAGGCCAATACAGCGAAGGCTTGGACGCAAGATATCAGTCAAATCTTCTAACGACACAGCAAAATGCCATGATGCAGGATCCTGTCAAGAGAGCTGTTATCGAGAATTTAATGGGTAGTCGTGCCTCTACCACGGGCGTTTACGAATCAGCAAACTTTGGATCTTTATTTGGTAAAAGCGATTTTGAAAAGGCTGGCGCAGAACCTTTAGGAATGCTACTTGGAACCATGGGAGCTGGAGACGCTCAAAAAACATTTATTCGGAATATCGCGGAAGGTACTAAGCAGGGTTTGGATGCGACCCAGAACGCCAAAGAGTTTCGGCAATTTGTGCAGTTGCTAACTCAAGCGCAAGTTACATCGAAGCTTACTGGAGAGGCTCAAGGTGGAGCTACTCAATTTAACGAATTATTTTCGAGAACTTTTTCCGACACGAAAACCACTCGCGGCCTAGAGTCTGGAATGGAGGCTCGTGGTATATTTAATCAAATGGCTGGAGAGACAGCGTATCAAGCGGCAACTTTCGCAGCTTTTAATTCATCCAGCCTTGGTCGAAATTTTAATAAGCAAATCAAAGATCCTACCAAACGACTTAAACTTTTAAACAACATGATGCTTTCCCGTGAAGAAGGCGAACTTACAGCAACCAACCCTGCCGTTATGGAAGCCGCTCGCATGATGGGGGTTGACCCTACTTCAATCGTCCGCGATTTCGAGGAGTCTTTTATAAAGGGGTCTTCAGCTTTTAGTGTTGGCGGTTCTAATGTCCAAGATCTTGGTAAGTTTCGAGAGTCCATGGCTGGCGACAAAAAATTTCGCGAGTTTCTTGGGTCGTCTTCAATAGAGGGTATCGAATCAGGTATAAAAACTGACATAGCCATGGACGTATCTATGAAACGAGGAATAGGAGTTAAAGATTCCGCGCTCGTCAACTCACTTACTGCCATGACCGATCCTTATACTAGGTCATCATCCAAAGCTTCTAGAGATGAGCAGCAGATAATTGAAATGATGAAAGGTCGCCAATTTACCGACAAAATGGATACCGCTAAGAACTCGGTTCCAGAAAAACAGCGAGAGGACGAGCAAGGTACTGGCAAACAAGGGTTCGAAGCGACCGAAGAGGCGGCTTCTAGGTTCGCAAAAGCTCTAGACCTTCTTTCATCAAAAATAGAAGCGATGACTGGAGAGACCTATAATCGAATTCAATCTGAAGACCGCCAGTCCGCTAGGTTGGGAGCACCTAAATAATGGCTCTAACAAACAACAAACTCGGCAACGCAATCGAAATCAAACCCAACAGTGGAGATAGTCACCAAACCTCTCCTGCTTGGATGCTGACAGTCTTATCTTTTCAAAACCCAGCCACAAACGAGCCTTTAGCGAGAGAAGTTGAGACCGCTCCCGTGGGGAGCAAAAACGAAAAGCCAAGTTGGCCTAGTCAAAGTCTCACTAACGCTACTGAAACGAAAGATCCTTTAATCATTACCTCGGACTGTATATCTCTTTCGGTCGAGGGAGATAAAGGAAACCCTTTAGGCAGCTTTTCAGCCACTCTGGTTGGCGGTCGCTACAATTATATGGCTCGTATCAATAATGGCGATTACGTTATCGTAAATATCAAAGATTACGAAGACGGTATTTTCAATCAAACCGATAATGACAGCCTGTACAACAGAGCTTCGAACGGACAGGCTATCAATCGAGCTGGGGATGGTTTTAAAGGAGTTTATAAAATCACAAGTGTTCGGGAGCAAGTGTCAAGCCTTCCAAATGGCGGCCAAAGAGTTATCTATCAGGTTCGGGGGCAAAGCTTCACGGAATTCAATAACGTGATGTATTTTAATCCCTATATCGCAAACAGTTTAAAAGTGGCCAGCACTCTTTTTTATATGTTTAACATATCCGAAACTTGGCAAAACAAAGTCGGAATCGCCCTAGATCTACAATCAATAGTATCCCAACTACTTGAGGTTATTTTAGGCAAAGGGCCTAGACTAAAAAACGCTCTCGAAGAACTAAAAAAAGCCAACAAAGGGGTCGCTAAAGAGGCTATACCAAGTCTGGCCGCCTCTCCAAACGGACAGTTTAAGATTCCGAAAGGGCTAGGCGCATTGCTTAACTTTCCAAGTGTTACTAATTTTAACGAGCTGTATCGAATGATGCTTGGAATTCAAACGTACAGAACGCGAAATCTAAAGGCTGATGGTAAAATTGATCAGGGTAGTTATCAGCCAGAAAATTTGCAGCCTTCTGAAAACAACTACTACCAAACCGATAATCCAATTACTGGACGGACTACAATCAGGCCAGAGTATTGGAATCAATCTACTGGCTGGTCGATCTTAACTTCCTACGCAAACCCCCCTGTAAATGAAATGTTTACGACCTTTAGGCTCTCTCCAGAAGGTCACGTCATGCCGTTCTTCGTGTTTAGGCAGATACCGTTCAGTTCAAATGGTTTCGTTAAACGTAACGGTCGCGGAACCAGATTTCTATCGTTACCACGCTGGAAAGTTGACCCTTCGATGGTGTATGACGCAAGCTTTGGGCGCGAAGACAACGCTCGTTTTAATTTTGTTCAAGTGTTTGGACTGCCCTTCGGCTGGGTTCCAAAATCACAACAATTAAACGTAGCCTATCAGACTGCTAATAACTCCAACTTAGCTTCCGATCCAGCAGATATTGCTCGTTCTGGACTTAGACCTTATGTATTGCATAACTCTCTAGATTTCCCAAACGAGAACGCTCAAGGCGGCTCTATCTTTAAAACGCCATACTGGGCTAAACTTTTAGGAGACGCTTTGATCGGCGGCCACATGAAGTTAAATGGAATGATTGCCTGTGCTGGTTTGGAAGAGGATATTGCGGTTGGCGACAATTTAGAGTACAACGGTATTGTATTCCATATCGAAGGAATCCGTCACGAATGTAAAGTGGAGGCTAATGGTGGTAAAAGTTTTACAACCGTGCTAAAGCTTACTCATGGAGTGGACGCTACCGAAAACAACAATTTCACCGTTTACGGCCAGACTATAAATAAACTGTATTCGGAAGAATCGAACGTAGACCCTTCTCTTCCAAAAATAACCTCTGAGGGAGATGTGTCCGAACTTCAACGAAGCTTGGATTCAAAGTCAGTTGAAGCGTTTAATATCAGTCGGGGTAGCGCATAATGATTATCAATAGCTCCCTTTATAAAATCGATACTCAGTCTTCTCAAACAGCTTTTAATAAGACGTATGAGAACTATGCCTTGCGTGTCGGGATTATCACCAAATCTATCCCTCCCACAAGCGAGAGATCTATTTCAAAACTATATCAAGAATACGATGTTCTCGTATACGAACAAAATGGAAATACTGGCGGTGCGCCATCCGTTTACCGTAACTGCACTGGGGCTCAGAGCTTTGGATCAATCGCCGACTATCTTGAGTATACATACCGACCTCAGACCAAAGCTTTTGATGGCGGAAACAAGATCGACGCTTTGAATCAAGATGGAGCTTTGGTTCTAATGCTGTGTGTGAATGGACAAGGCGATCGCGGTATCATTATCGCAGCTTTAAATCATCCAAACCGAGATCCCAAAGTAACCGACGAGATTGGTTTAGCTTTCGAATACAACGGGCTTGCTGCCGCAATTGACGCCGCTGGCGCATTTAAAATTACGTTCAAAGGCGCTACGGATTCGATGGGCTTGCCGATTGACAAAGAGCTTGGAGAGACCACCTTATCAGTTGAAAAAGATGGCTCCGTTCAGTTTCAGCATAAAGGAATTACCTTTAGGCTCGATAAAACTGGGAAAGTTGTACTGGCCGCTGAGGGACAAGTGGAGATCACTGGCTCAAAAGGGGCTACGATTAATTTTAAAGAAAGCGTTTCGCTTAAAACCGAGGGAAATCTTTCTTTGGATATCAAAGACTTGCTTGCAAAAGCCAGCGGATCTGCTACTCTTGAATTTCAGTCCCTGTCTATGAAAGGTCAGCAGGTTGAGTTAAAAGCTAATACGATAGACGTAAGAGGACAGCTTGTTAATATCAAGGGGTCTCAGATCACAACTGATGGACTTAATTTTTTAGGTGGTGTGGGTGGTTTTCCAGTATTGGTCGCGACAACAGTTATGATTGGAACTTGTGCGGTAGGGCCTGTGGTATCGTTTGCGGTCGGCCCTTACGCGACAAAAGTCTTTGCGAGGTGATTATGCAAAAAGAAAAGAAAGCTTTTTACGTCTGCTCTGGTGGCATCATGTCGATTGTTAATGGTACTTACATTGTTGACGAAACAACGGCTAAGAGCCTGTATCAGCAAGCTATGCAGGCTGGTGCTGAAGTTTATCGAACGCCAAAGAATCTGCTTGAAATGTCAGACGCCATGGATTTCATGCACCATACACAAATCCTTCCCTATCAGGTACATTAAATGCCATTAAACCCAACCGATCGCCGTATTATTTCAAAAACAATCGTTGAAGCCGAGCTTCGCAAAGCCGAGATTGATTTGGCGATCGCGTCTCTTCAAGCGGCGTTAGTGGACGCTCAGGCAAAAGACGACGCCAACAAAAACATTATTGACAACAATAACTTGCAAGGGTTGCTCGCCGAGTACGGGTTACTGTCGGGCAACTTGAAAGTTTCACTTACACCCTCAGAGTTAGAGGATGCCATACAAGCTTCTGCCAGCCTATCCCAATCAACTGGATCGAATACCTCTGGAAATTTATTTTACCCAAACAATCCACTGGTTAGTCCTCCGTCCGTGTGGACTAAGTTAGTCCCTTACGCTGCCGTTTTAAGTGGGAATCAATTCTCTGGATCCGCTGTCACTCCCGTGACTGGCGAGATATCTCAATTAAATACATTGATATCAACTATTACGAGTTTGATCACCGACTATTTTCCAGTGGAGCGAGGAACTGGCGAGCGAGCAAGCGAGGGCGGAACCTGTTCTTTGATATCAAACCCTCCGATCTTGGGGTCTGGGATTCCTGTCGTTGGGGCTATCACAAACGCTACCTGTACTGCTGGCGGTGGTGTTTGGAGTGCTGGCTCTGACAGCGTATTCGCAGCTCCTGATATCGTTGCCCGTGAGACGATCATAACTAACGCCATTACGGCTTTAGATACCTACCTGAATAACTATGCTGCACTAGATTACACGAACGCGCCTGAGCCTCCTACGGCTGTTAGCAACGCCGCTGCCGCCGCATCAGTCACCACTTTGAAAAACGCCATTGCGACTTGGCTTGCAGCACCTGTACCAACACCAAGTTTGGCCGTGACAGCTGCGGCCTTTTATGCTTTGAACCCAAACAACCGTTTTACTGGTGACCTATTCACTGGAACGCTTGGGACGCTACTGGTAGCTTTACAGACAAGACTTGCGCTCATATCCCCAAGAGCGACCCAGCTTCTAAACGCTTTAGGAACCTTGACGCAAAACTTAAGCACTGGGGCTGTCTCAGGGTCTGGCTATCTGCTCAGTCGATATCTTTACGTCAACCTTCGGGTCGGCTTAATGGGCGGATCGGTAATTGCTTTAAACGGAATTAATCGAGCTATCCAAGGTCAGAACGACTTAAAAGCTGCAATCGATTCTGAGAAATTAGTCTACCAAACCCTAATGGACTGCTCGGCATTGGTAGCTCCAGCAAACGGAACTCAATACCTAAGTGTCAGAGATGCCACGGGTTTTACCGCTGGCCAGACTGTAACCCTGATAGCCGATCAAATGCCAGAGGCTTTACTTACGATCGACCAGATCGTTGGTAATCGTATTCGGTTTACGACCGAAACTCCCAAATTCTACTTCACAGATCAGTTCGCAAGAATTTTTTTCGATAAAACATAGACTTCTCACATTTAATACGATAATCTAATCTTTAGAAGAGGTGCGTATGCCTGAACTCGAAAGACTGATCAACATCCGTGTAATGGCTCATTTCGATTATATGTATCCAAGAATTTCATCTGTCAAAAAACAGAAAGACTTTCTTCGTGCAGCACAAGATTACTGGGGTGGTAAAGAAACTCACGGTAGGCTTGACGAAGGATATCTACTGTTTGAAGATATGGTGGATGAAGTTTGTATGAAAACGATTCGTCGGTTTGGTGGCTTTGGCGGTGACATTCACTCGCTTTACGACACCTGATCAAAGTGGCCTCGTAGCTCAGAGGTAGAGCGTTGCAAGCTAAGCTCTTGCAAAGGTCACTTGTTCGAATCAAGTCGAGGCTGCCAATTGAAAGGAAAAGATGGTAAAACAGAAAATCGGACTAGCATATGCAAAATTTTGTTTCAAATACAAACGCTTCCCTAGCCGAGCAGATTTAAAAACTATTGGCTTTAGCCGAGACCAAGTTCGGGGTCAGTTTGGTAACTACGAAAACCTACGCCTGTTTGCCAAAGAAAATTGGCCTGATATGCTTGACGGTCTGCTTGACCCGTCTCTGTTTGAAGATAAAGCCCATCTGGACTTAGTTAGCCGCACTAAAAAGTTCAAGCGATTTGTAGTAACCTCCGCCGTAGCTGGGGCTCCAGCTCACAAAGGTTTCTTAAACTCTCTTAAAAATTACTGTCGGGTCAATAAAGCGATGCTTTTAGTTATCCCTGCTAACTACGCTCTTTACGATCTTGACCACGACTTAGTAAACGACCCAGAGGTTAGTGTGCTTTTTAAGCCCCTGTCTTTAAACCAAAACATCGTGATCGATCCAATTAAGATTGACCCTAAGCAAGTGGATCCCGTGGTTGGTTTAGATATTATCGGCAAAAAAAGAGAAGGCACTATTATTGTAGGATCTCCAAAGCAAAGACGCGTTGCCATCGCAAACTCGAACGAAAAGATGGCTCGTATGATTCAGTCCACGGGAGCTGTAACAAAGCCTCGCTATGTGCCGTCAGACGGCATCATGAAGCGTCGAGATCGTTTAGCTGACGAGCAGCACGTTATGGGTGCGGTCGTGATCGAAATCGCCGACAAGAAACTATTCCACTTCCGCAATATCGAAATGGGTACTGGCGGACGTTTCATCGATCTTTTTAAAAGATACTCTGAGCAGGAGGTTGTAAATGTTGGGTGCGAAGCGGTAGTTCAAGGTGATTATCACGTCCTATCCACCGATCCAGTCGTTGACGCTGCGGTTGACGAGATGTGCAAGCTTGGACGACCGAAATACCGAGTTCTACATGATTTCTTCGATGGCCAGTCGATTAACCACCATAACCTTCATAATAAAATTGAACGAGCCATTTTGGCAAAACAAAACCTAATCGATCTACGCTCGGAACTCCAAGCAAATAAAAACGCTTTGGAGGCTATGCGTAAAAAGAAGACCGCCGAACAGATCGTTCTTGTAAAATCAAACCACGACGAGTTTTTATACCGATACCTAAACAAAGGAGACTTTACTGAGCAAAACTACGAGATTGCAACCGAGCTTATGCTGATTGCAATGCGTGGCTTAGATCCCTTGAAAGATGGTCTTGAACAGCTTTTCGGTCTTAAGAAGGGTAAGGATCTTGTGTGGCTTAAACGGGATCAGGATTTCCGAGTTTGCGGAGTCGAGCTTGGAAGCCACGGCGATCTTGGGGCAAATGGTAAAAGAAACCCGGGCTCGAAGGGGATGTTCAAGGCTTACGGCAAAAGTGTTTATGGACATTGCCATCACTCTGAAATTTGGCATCAAGCCATGTCAGTTGGAACCTCTACCTATATGCGCTTAGGCTACAACAAAGGGGCGTCTAGCTGGGATCATACTCAGTGTATTGTATACAAAGACGGTACGAGACAGCTTGTATCGGTGATTAACGGGGAGTGGCGTCTTGCTAAGTAATTTTCTCGCAGTGTTGTTGGCAGTATTAGGTGTTATCGTTCTGTACGCTCAAATTAAGAGCGATATAGAAGCCAAAAAACGCAAAGCAATTAAGAAGCACTACTATCAAGCTCCCAAGAAGGGCTTTATCTGTACTCAATGTGGGTATAACGCATACGAAAGGGATTTGCACGAATGGGTGTGATTTATTTTGTGATTTATTTTGCCATGGTTTTCACTATCTGGGCTGTAATTCGAGGTGGAAAATGCTAGTGCGTATTTTGCTTTGGTATTGGGATACTTTTTTCTACCAAGAAATCCACAAACCTATCGGGCTATTTATCCACAGACTTAAAAAAGTGTGGCGCTGGTCTCGCGAAGTGCTTTGGGATAAACACTACGAGTTTGATAACCACGGATTGTATATTTTAATACGTTACCATTTGGAACGGCTTCAAATATGTTTGCTTAAGGGATACGCTGTTCAAGAGGAAAAGGATTTAAAAGCCCTGCGAATCAGCATTAAAATCGCTCGAATGCTGGAGGAAGATCAGTTCGAGGATCGCGCTTGCGAACGGTTTTATAAAAAATGGGGTCAGCCAAACTGGCTATTGCGTAGCAATTCGCACAAATTCATGTTCCCAAAAGAAAACGAGAGCAACACAGAGCAGGTTCGCGCCGAATATATTGCGTATCTAACCAGATCTTGCGATAAGTATGTGGAAATGCAGAAAAAGTTATTCTCCATCATTGTAAAGCATGGTCGCACTTGGTTGTATTGAGTAATCTTATCAACTATTTATTTCACTTTTAATTAAAAAAAGTTTTGACATTTTAAAAAAATGTACTTATATTGATCTCACGCCGTCACAAACAAAGGCAATGAGGCCAAACAACAAAACGGCGAAGGTGGATAGGACAATGAATAACGAAGTTACATACAGCAAACTAATCAGCATGATGGATAACCCAGAAGGCGTTAAGCCAAGCGATCAGAAATGTTCTGAAAAGGACAAGTTCATCGAAGAGCTTCTTAAAAAAGAGCGATTGAAAGAGAAGGCTAAAAAATGAGAATGACCGAGAACTTGGAGATCTTGAAATTATTAGGTTATTTGGCCAGTAGACACCCAGACCTACGATTTCATCAACTTTTAGTTAAATCTGGAATAATAGAACATGACAGCGGCGGATATATATGCGATGATTTCTATACGGAATCAAAGGTGTTAAAAGAAAGAGTTGTTAGGAGTATGAAAAATGAGAATGGGCAAGTATTCTAAAAAAATTACAAGTGTCGATTGGCTAAAAAATCTTGAGACAAGCCATTTCACACCCTACATCTTAAATAATGCGGCTGCTGGGTTTTCGTGTGGAGTTAACGCTCTGTCAACTCTTACTGGAGTTCACCCCCAAGAGATCCGCCAGATCACTGGTAAGTCGGATCATCTGGGCGATCGAAAAGCTATTAAGTATCTCAAAGATCGTGGCTACGGGGTTCATGAGATCACTCAGTCAAAGGTTACCGCCGATGACTGGCCTGAAGATCCAATTAGCCAGAAACACGTTCTTTTGGTTAGCCAGCTTCGGATTAGAAACGAGGGGACGTGGGCTGTTTGCTATAACAACCTGTGGATCCATAATTTTGAGATTGAAGGTTTGACTCCGTTTAGGTTCGTTAACTCTCCAATAATGACTATGTATGCAATCACCCATTACAAATGGGGTAACAAAATTCAAAAGGAAGGTGAAAAATGCAAAAAACAAGACTACTATCTGAGTTTCTAATCTCAGTTACCCAAATCGAAGAGGATGTCGCCAAAGAGGCGGATTCGTATCTGATCATCCAGCAATTAAAGCAACTTAAAAAAGAGTTGGAGAAAGCTTGCGATGAATAAGGAACCTCACATCGTTTTTAAAACTAGCGGCGGTGACTACGCTCTACCTCTAAAAAGCGTGGTTACCAGACGAGCGTCAGCAATCTGCAATATCGATGACACGACGACTTTCTGCGAAGAGTTCAAGTTTGGTATGGCGGATATGGATGCGGCCATCGACTACTTTGCAAATAACATGAAAGTAATTGATTTCCCAGAAGAGGCTTACAAGCTTATCAAGCCAAGCGACAAATCAGTTCACGAACTGGTTGCCGACTCTTTGGATGATATGCGTAACGTCTGGGTTCAGATGCTATGATTGACGAAAGCTTTTACCTATCGGATGAAAGCAAACTATCCAGAGCAGCTCATCTGACTGGCCTATCCGTAGATGAAATCGAATATATCGTCGGACGTTTTAGGCCAGATCATCGTTTTGGCGGCTTGCTAAAAGGCGAGCTGATAAAAAGTATTGACTCCAAATCTGAATCGGGCTACTCTGTGTATGTTAGACATCATTTTACAAAAAAGAAGCTGTGGAGCGGAAAGGCTCAATGAATATGGAAGATAATTTTAGACACTGCGACGACTATATTAGAGACAAGACTCAGCCCAAGTGTTTGCGGAAGTTCTTGTTATTTACACGCATTCCTGCTTACTGGCAGTATACGCGGTGGAAACAATCTTGGGGTATCCCTACGCTATTCGCCACCGTTCCAGCCTACACTGGTATCGGCGGTGGAAAATATAAGGCCAAAAGAGTTCGCGTGGTTATGGCTTCTCGTTTTGGGGATGTTGGGATAACTACCGATCTGACCGCCGATCATGGGTATGACAAGCGAGTTTTCGTCGATGCCTTAACAGACTTTAGTGATCGGGCATAACATGAAGCCATATAAATTTCACGAAGCTTTGAATATGATGGTGTCAAAGGGATCTAAGTTTTGGACGGATGGTCTGCACCCAGATTCTTTTTATGCTTACGATCCTTTTACAAATCTGATACTGTTTTATCAGGACGAGTCTAGGGCTCAGGAAACATCATCCACCATATCCGAGCTTTTAAGCTGGGATTGGTATTTAACGAAAGAAGGCGAAAAATGAAGGCTGAATTAGAATCCATTCTTGCGAAACTGAAGACGGACACCGAACACGTCTTAAAAATGTGCCAAGACAAGGCGATCGAAAATACCAAGCTTAAGCTAGAGATCGTGGCTTTGCAGCGTGAAAACGAGCGGCTAAAAAATATGCCGGGTATGTATCACGCCACAAAGGTTGTTGAGCTTCAACTGGAGATAGACAACTTAAAGGACGATATCGAAAACGCTTACAACTACTTAAAAGCAACCTATGGCGATCTGGAAGGCTGCGAACCAGAGAAACAAATCATCGAGTCTTTTCGAAAGGTTTTGTATGCCTAATGCTATCTTGCTGGAAAAAGTTCTGACGATTAAAGAAGATATTACCGCGTTCGGTAACCGCTTTTGGGTACAGATCGAGGACTCCTCTGGAGAATCGAATTTTGACCTTCGGAATCTGGTCGGGAAAACATTCAAAGCACAGGTAATGCTATTCACGGAGTCCACCCAAGATGAATAAGCTACTCATATCTTTTAGGATGTTTTTGATCAAGAAAATTGCTGGATCTATGTCGGTCGCTATGAATCTGAAGATCAACGGTGCTGTGAAGTTTAACTCAAATAATATCTTTAGCCAAAACGCCACCTATTATGCGGACGTGTATGACCATCTCTGGAACCAGCTTGAGGTCAAAGATGGGGTTTTAACAAGAAAGATTTTAAAGGTTTTCAATGAATAACGCAACGATCGAAAGAAATTACAGAGTTTTTTACGATTTAGCTGATTCAGATGAGGCCGTAGAGGCTTTTGGTCAGTATTATCTGGACGATTATGGATATAAGCTTCCCGTGGATTTGATCGAACGGTACAAGGCCGCTCAGGAAACGTGGAAAGCTGTTCAGAGGGAGTTAAAAGCTATCTATGAGGATATGACTGGTCAGTACCGAAATGCGAAAGCTGACTGGTAGAAATAAAACTTTCCCATTTCCGAAAAAAAGATGATATATTAATTATGCGGTGGAGGTATCAAGACCTGATACGCTGGTCGTCCAGATCAGAGGGCAAGGTGCAATTCCTTGACACCGCTCCAAAATTTTCCAGAAGCTTAGCGGCTTCAAGTACGCGTGACGGCGCGATGGGTAGGTAACCCCATTGAGAAAAGACTCGCCAAACTGTAGGCGTTAATTGTAGTAGAGAGTGAACGCATCTATAATGCGTTCAATGCTTGACTGCGGGCAATACTCGCAGCGGTTGGAACTAGCCTATTAGTTCGGTTTTGGAACTAAAGTTTTCTTTAAAACGGTCTGATGTGAAACCGAGTCAGTTAGGTTGCGACGGCAGCTTCGGTTTATTTTAAAAACGCTATTAAAAAGGAAGCCGTGAAGAAAAGCGAAATGCTCGGAAAACTGTGGACTTTGTTATACAAGGAAACTGATTATTACGAAGAAGACCTAAAAGAGCTTTGTGAGCAGATCCTTGGCGTTTTAGAGCATGAAGGAATGCAGCCGCCAGCCCGCTTCATAGACGACGGAGACTTGGGATCCAAATATTCAAACGAATGGGAAAAAGAAGACTAAGGTTTTGAAAAAGGTATAGTATGCAGGATAAAGTGATAAGAGACGGAAAAGTGGCGGTTTTATATTCACCGGGTTTTGGGGCTGGGTGGTTTTCATCGAACAATGATGAGCGCCTTTTGTTTGATCCTATTTTGGTTAAATTAGTTGAGGAAGGTAAGGGTTCTACAGAAGAATTTGAGCAAAGATGTAAGGAACTCAATCCAGCAGCTTATCTTGGTGCAGCGGACGATTTAGAAATCAAATGGGTGCCACAAGGGACTAGATTTGAAATTGATGAGTATGATGGTAGTGAGAATGTTAGATACTTATCGCCAGATGACGGGATTATTGCGTGAACACCGCGAAATTTATACGCAAACGCGTATAAACGCAAACCTATACGCAAACGCGTATAAGATAGCTTGATGTCGCTACAAGCATTTGAATTAACATTATTGTTAATTCGAACGAATAATAAAGATCCTGTTGACTATCACGAAAAGCTGTTATATCTTGTTCTAAGGCATCGATAAATAGAAAGTAGGAAAGATGAACAACTTAAAAGTCAACATTTTGCTAACGGCGATCAAAAACCACAGCTCTTATAATAACGTAAAAAATGAACGCGTCATGCGTACTTATTTTGCAGGTCTGTCTACTGACGGAAAAAAGCAATTCAATCAGTTTTTTATCGCACTCACAGGGAAGCCTTTTGAGCACTTCGCTGAATACAGCGAGGGCGGGGCGGAGAAACTAAAATGATTAGATGGCTTAAGGAACGATGGGTTACTTTCTGGCTTGGTAAACTTAAAGAAAAAGAGCTTCAGGTTGAAGATGCCGTTGCCCATATCGCGGTCGGCTCAAACCCAGAAAACTCATTCATAACGATTAGTCTCGACGGATATACCGATAGCTCTATTTTTGACCCCGAGCCCTATGCCGTGAACGGATCGGATCGTTTGATTAGGTATCTACAAAGCCATCAAACTGTGGTTGTGGACGATGACGGCAACCCTCATTTTGTCCACACCCTCTCACATATCTATATTGAGAAAAAGTACAGAACCGTAAAAGTATCTTGGCGACAGCAACGATAAATGTAATATTATAAGTGTGTGGTTCCGTGATGTATGTCGATTAAAGCCCGACAGCAAACAAAGGCGGATTAAACGGTGGGGCGTATAGCTCCAAAAGAACGGCCATATTTTGATGCGGAATGGTGGAGTGGTTACCATGCGAGCCTCATAAGCTTGAGACGCAGATTCGATTTCTGCTTCCGCTTCCAATTTTTGAAAGGTATAAATGAACGTCGGAAAAGCTCATCAGCGGATTGTTCGTGAAGAAAAGGCAAAAACTGAGCCTACACCAGACGTTGATCTATCACCATCTAACGCTGTCGTAAAACCAATCGATCGCGAAACAGCTAAAAAAGTTATCTTAGAATACGAATGGCTTGGCTGTATGCCCGCGATTGCAAAATATTATTATGGCCTATACTTTGGCGATCACTTGGCAGGTGTGGTTATCTATGGTGATGACTACTCCGAAAACTTGGGAACTTGGGATAAATACGGCTTCACTGGCAAGATGATCCTGCTTAATCGCGGCGCTTGCGTTCACTGGGCTCCGTCTTTTGCGGGCTCAATGCTGATCAGACGTAGTATGGATCTTCTACCCAAAAAATACGAGGTGATTACTTCAACGGTGGATGAGCTTGCGGGCGAGATCGGAACTATCTATCAAGCCTGTGGGTTTCACTATGTGGGGTGCATGAGGGCTAAGAACCCTAATATCAAGAATGGCGCTCGGGATCGTTTTGCCGTTTTGATTGATGGGAAGCTGTACGGATCGAGATCTATCCGCGCAAAGATCGGCTCCCAACGTAAAGCTGATATTTTACAACATTTTGCTGGTAGCAAGATTGAGTTTATTAAGCAAAAAGCTAAGTCTCGGTATTTTGCTTTTCGTGGTAGTCGTAAGATTTTAAAAGAACACTTGCAATCAATAGCCCATCTGATAGAAGCTTATCCTAAGAGGGTGTCGGATCACGCCCCAGAAACATTGAAAACCCATCGATTGGGTGAAAGGCACGGAATATGAGTAAGAAATCTAAGATGTTTACATTCCCTATCGAGCAAGCTCGGTGTGGCGATATCCTTTTGCAAGATCTAAAAACAGGTTCGATAGACTGGTGGTCGCCAGACCCTAACGCTATTAGAATCAAGAACAGTTTCTACAAGCTTCACCACAAGGATACGGTTGAAGCGCCGAATCCTGATGGCTTAAGCACGTTCTTCCCAGTCAAGGAATTTTTGGAGATAGCCAAGGATATCGAAAAGTTAGCGGGTAAAAAGTAATGGAAGATCAAAAATGTGCTTGTGGTGAAGAATCTCAGGTCGGATGCCACGGAATCCGTGATAATAGTGTCTATGACGAATATTATTGCTACGACTGCTATAATAAAAAGAAAAGGAATAAAAACAATGACGACTGAGCAAGTAGTAGGTAAAATGTTTGGGGGTTCAGAAAACCCTTACGAAGCTTTTAAAAACAGCACGGTTAATATGAAGATCAAGAATACCGCCGCAGGAGACATCATCTCTTTCGATGGCCATCGTTGGCATCGCGTGGTTGAGATTCAAAAAACTATGTTAAGAGATCCGATCAAACAAATCCCGATCTTTTACATCGAGTTATCGAACGGCAAAAAGGTTCATCGCTCTGCCGAGGTTTCTGTCCAATCATTGGAAACTGACGAAGATCTGACTTAAAATAACCTATAAGTGATTATAACGGGTCTTTAAAATAACCTTTAAGTTATCGTAACGGGTCTTAAAGCAATCTTTGGGGTATCGTGATCAAGCTTCTGGTGTTTTTAATCGCGTCAGCAATGGCCGATACCTGCAAGGTGTTGGATGATCGAACGCAAGCTTTAATCACAGTTGCCTCCCAAGTCGAAAAATCTACGGAATATCAGGAGCTTGAATCACGTTTAGCCGCTCTTGAAAAAGAAAAAAGTGACGAAGATAAAAGAAACGTAATGAAAGCAATTGGTTACGCTTCATCGTCGGTAGGCTTGGTTACCTCGATCTGGGGTATCTACGAAAAACAACTAAGCTTGAAAAACAGCATGACCGAGCTTGCGATCCGCGAAAACACCCATCGGGTTCTAACCGCCGAGCTTGATATCTTGGAAGGCCAGATGGCTATGGCTCACACGGCTGATATAGAGGCCGCAGTATTGAAAAAGAAACAGCTTTTGGGTGAGGTTGAGGAGAAACTAGCCAACATCAAATTGCGCATCAGAATCAGCCGTCTAGGGCTTTATAGAGGGATGTTCAAGGGCGTGACCTCGATCGGCATCTTCACCTTAACGCTATTCATTGATGAGTTCTATGAGTTCTTTCGTGAATATGTGGTGCCAAAACGATACCAAGCATACGTTTTCTTTCAAGAGTGGGATAAGACTTACGCCCTAGCTTCCTTCGCAGGGATAGCCGAGACTCTACCCCCAAGTGAAAAAGCGGCCTTAGTGTTCGCATCCGTATCCAAGCTTGGGATGCCCCAAGACGTTTTTGACGAGGAGCTTTGCAGGTACGGATCCTACAATCCAGACGGTTATCGCAAGATTTTTACTATGGGTGCTGATACTATCAAAGAAGAGATTTTAAAACGGGTTCGATCTGATCTAAAACGACTTAAGCCCTTTAAGCTTCGATACGACTATCAGATCATGGAACCAGACGGGACAAAGGTGAAATTAAATGCAATTCATTAAAAAGCTAGTGGCTATAATGTTTATCGGATTGGCGGCCTGCTTGACAAGCTGTGGAGGGTTTGCGATCGACACTCAGCCAATGACGCGCCAAACGGTAGTGATCCCATCAATCCCAAACTTTTGGTACAACTCTGACACAATATGGAATAACGGCCAGTTTACCCAGCCTCAACCTATCTCTGGCTATCATCTAGCGTACTATTACAATGGAACTCGTTGTCATCGCGCTTTAGTATATAGTTTACACTATACCCTATACCAGTGCGAGAACGGCATGGTGTACCATAACGTAAGATTTTTTAATTGGGGCTACTGGTAAAAAACATTTGACACAGCCCTTCAAAAGCTTTATTCTAGGTGCATGGAAAACTTAGTTTTAGTCAAAGTAACCGAAACTGCTGAAAACTGGCAAGAAACGCTATGCACTCAATTTGGGTTCACATCCCCTAAAAATGGGTTTTTGATGGTTGGATCCGACTACCTACCATGGCTTCACGGTATCTCGGAAGTTGAGTCGACTGATTCCTTTGAGGATCTATATGCCGCAGAAGTTGCGTTTTTACGAAACTACTCTGGAACATTCGCGTTCATTCTAAGCTTGAAAAACCAATTTGAGCAACGAGGATCCCTGTCTGAAGCTCAGCTAACCTCTTTGCGAAAATGTATGGCTGCCGCCGAAAAGAACTCGCCCGCACAAAAGGAAGTCAAATACACGATAGCCGTTGGTGACGTTGTTCGTGTCGGCTCTCAGTATGGTCGGATCATTGCGAAAAACGCCATGGCCGTGACTCCCATCTTTAATATCGAAATAACCTCGGTCACAGGCGAGAGCCCGAACGCTTGGCTTGTGACGGGCAGAGGGTCTGCGGTTGCAAACGGGTTTTGCTGCGTGTGCGGTCGCGAGCTTAAGAATTTAAACAGTATTAATATCCAGATCGGGCCTGTCTGTGCTGGTAAAATTGGCGCATCTGGCGATTCTTTAACTAAAGCTGAGTTGACTGAAAAGCTGTCTCAGATCCTTTATACTAAACCTTTTTGGTTAAGTAAAAAGCACGTCAAAGAACATATTAAAAAGTTTAATGGGTAATACAGTACCCAATAGCCCCTGTTTTTGGTTACTTTAATATCCATTAAAAAAAACGCTTGACTCTTACTTAGAGACAGTCTATTCTATTCCCACAGGAGAAACAAATGATTACAACACAAGATTTAGAACAGATTATGGAAACGGCGGTCAAAGTGCAGATCCCACAGCCTGAGCGTTACTATTACAAATGCCGTGACTGCCTAACGCCCGTGACGCTTTCTGAAACGATTTCAAAAAGCAAGATTTCGCTATCCTGCGAATGCGGAAGTTCACCCAAGTCCATGATTTATATGGGAAGAGTTAACGGTACTGGCTATGTTATTCAAACCGAAGTTCAGTGCAAATGTAACGAAGTTTGTGCCAACGCGCAGGGGCCGAACTGTAACTGTGCCTGTGGCGGAACTAATCACGGTGACGGCCTAGCTGCCTACGTTGAAGTCGATGTCGTGACTGGTAAGGTGTCCGCAAAAAGCACCCCGAAGGACAAAGCAAAAGCCCACGCCGAATGGTTCCGAGCGAAACTTGCTTGGATTGAGTCTGGCGACTACTTGGGATCCGACAAGGAAGCTTGGGAGCTACAACGCAAGGGCGGCTGGAATAACGATTATAAGCAGTGGATACGAATCACCAAGAAGCAGCAGATGGCCTTAAAATTCAAGGAATCAAAAAGTTACAAACACCGCGAAAAAGTGCTTGCGGAAATTGAAGGTATGGTCTAGTCTAGACTCATGAACGGCAATTGAGCCGCTCGGAAAGAAATAACTAAAATGAAAAAGAGAACAACGATCACAGAGCAGGCTAGAGAACAAATCGCGGTAGCATATAAAAAAGTTCAGTCAAAAATCTCTAAACTAGCTCCACACCCATTCGGACACGCTTATCTTTGGGGTACGGTTGAAGTAACCTTAAAGAACGGTAACTCAAGGTACTACAAAGCCTGCTTGGGCGGTATTTGCACCGCCGATCTTGAAAAAGCGGTCGAGCTTGCAAATAGTGTTGACAAGGTTTCCAACGTATACTACAATCTGGACTAAGGGAAAGCAAATGTATATTGAAAAAGGTCAATTGTATAAAGGCAAGAAGAACAGCTTATCGTTCCTTGTAATCGGCGTGACCGAAAAAAGCGTTCGCATTCAGTACCATGTACAGTATTACTGGATGGATTACCCACAGATTCGGCGAAATATCATTTCAAAACAACAGTTTATCGACACAATGGAGGCAACCTAATGTTTATCCGAGTAACCCCGACATATTATGATCATACCTCTAAAACGACAAAGGTTAGAGACAGGAAGCAGCTTTTGAATATCTCCACGATTTATGAGATTACTCCTACCGAAAATGGCCAAACCCACCTCGTCCTAGATGGACGAACCCTTATCGCCAACGAAAGATATTCGGAAGTTTCTGGGTGGCTGGAAGAGAAGGGGTTGGTGCTAGGATGAGCGGCCTAAACTCTAAAATATACCCTACGGTCTGGCTATTCGAAGGTTTCGAGTATCCCGTACTTAATTTTATAGAGATCGGCTCTGGCGACCAAAGCCAAGGTATGCCAGAAACGCTTATCAACGAACTAAAAGAGGGTGAGCAATTCCGCTACAAAGGATTATTAGTTGACTCAGAAAGGCAGGTTTCGTTTCTACAGCTAGAAAGAGTTCCTGCTCAGAAAACTATTGACTGCCCCCTAGACGCTGTGAGATCTTATTCTCAGATGTCCCTAAAAGAAAACGAAAGAAAAGGCATGAACACGAAACTAGAAGAATTAGCGCGATTATGTCAGTGTCGTGATACGAATCATTTTCTTTCCTGTCCAGTGGTCGTACAAGATGGCTTCAAATCCGGCTACACCCGCGCCATTGCTGATGTGGTGGATTGGATTATGACCGATGAAGAACCAAGTACCATTTGGGAAAATGGCAGTGTGGCTGCTTTAGCGATAGCAATCGAAAACAAATTCCTGAAAGATGACAATGAAAAAAGCTAGGGAGTTTTGGATCGGAGTAACATATTTTGAGGATCAAGTTTTATACGAAAAACCAAGTGACGTTGAATCTGAAAAATACTACGATCAAGTAATCCATGTCCGCGAAGTATTGTCAGGCGAGGTCAGTAATTCTGGTGCAAGCAATTGGGAACCACTATTCGAATTAAAGCAAAAAGACTGGCTCGATGCGTGTAAAGAAATTGATTCACTTATACCCAAGATAGATTTGCTTGAGAAACAGAACAAGATTATGCGGGAATATTTTATTAAAGAAACAACCCACAATTGTTATTCGTGGGATGGATTAGTGATAAATTTCATTAGCCCAGAATGGGATGGTTGTGAGTGTACGTTTGGTGGAACCATGAACAAAGCGATTCAGTTATTAGAAGAAATCGAGGGAATAAAATGAAAATTAAGGATTACGTTTTTAAATTAGTATTGTCTGGTGAAGTGGTTATTGTTTCTAGCCAAGACATTGAAAACTTGTTTGACTTGATTGTCAAAGCAACAGAAGAAGAAAAAAAGTTTATTATTTATGAACTAGGTGAATGCGTAGGCGATTACACATGACACTAAACCTAGATGAAGTGGCTCTGGACTATGCTGAAAAAAGATCGAAACAGTTCGGATCATGCTGGAACGAACAGGATGTACTGAATGCCAAAATATGCTTTGAAGACGGATACACCCGTGCGGTCGATGATATACTGGCGTTTTTAGATACAACCATGGACGAATCTGGTGATTATAAGTGTGGTTATATGGGGGAAAGTTGCGTACAAGAAATCGAAAATAAATTCCTGCGGGGTGAAAAATGAGTAAATGGATATGCAAATGCAACGCGATTAATCCTGTTTTAAACTGGGTATGTCACAACTGTGGGAAGGATTGGGTAATCGAAAGCAAATTGCTCGTAAGCAATACGTCTCAAAAAGAAGAAAAAATTAACACGTCGGAAAAACGTGTCGTCACCGATGACATTAGCGACACTGAACGCCTAGACTAGCTTTTAAAAAACGATGCGACCGTGATAGTTGGAAACTCAAGAGAGGCAATTGATTTAATGATTCGAGGCGAGAAATGAAAAATAAAGACTTAAAGTATTGGCAGGAGCGTGGTGGTCAGATCGAATGGCGATTGGAAGTGGCTAGACGTAAGGTTTCCGAACTAGAACAAGACTTGGACGAATGTGATCGCTTTATTAAAGAATTAATGCCAGTCGAAAGAGCTAACGGCTACGAAGACGCAATGGTTGCGTTAGAAAAAGCAAAACAAGAATTAAAAGAAATTGAGAATGAGAATGAAAAAAGCTAGGGAGGTTTGGATTTCGGAGTTGCCGGAAGGATACACCGGATGGATTAGTTTGTCTAAGACGGGCGGCGCTCATAAATTTAGGGAAGTATTGCCAGACGAGCAATCTAAGATTGAGGTGCTAGTAAGCGCAATTAAAGAAAGCATATCAAGATCGGACGATAGCGGTGACAGCTACAACTCGCAGCCAATTCGTGAAGCACTAAAAGAAATCGAGGAATTAAAGTAATGGATCCTTTTTTAAAAGCAGGATTTGACCACCCATGCAAGCAAACCTGTTCAGGCTGGGAGCAAGGCCGCGAACGCGGTATGCTGGAATCGGAAGAGAAGATTGATTTACTTAAGAAGCAGCTTAAAGACCTCGCAAGCACAACAAAGGCCATAATCGATATCAGCGATAGGAATCATGATTATTGGGATCGAGCGAAAGAAATGATCAGAGCGATAGAGAAAGCGGAATGAACAAGCCCAAAAAGGTCGCCGTGTACCGAAACCTTCATAGGATCGGGTACGTTTACTCGGTGCAGGACTTTAAAACCAAGCGCGTGACCGACCGTACTTCCGAGATCTTTTTAAAGGACTGCGAATTTAAAGTATCGGAATCTGGCCGTCAAAGGGTTCTGCGCGAAAAACGCAAGAACGTCCACGCCAAGATCGTAGGTACGAGACTTTCAAAAGAGGAATGGGATGAGACCCTGCTTAAGCTTGAGGTTCTGCTTAAGCTTGAGATTCTAGATCTGTACTATCTGGACGGGATTGGCGTCAGTTATAATCCGTATAAGTATCCAACTTTCGTCTGCTTGGATGGCACACCTGTTTTTAAAGCAAAGTATGTGGTTGTGTCTGGCGAATCCATCAGAGCTTTTAATATAACTCAGACAAAAGACTAATCAAATCAGCTATTTACTGGTAATCAACACTTTATTCTGTTTTATCAGAATATTGTGTTGACTTGGTTTTAATCTGCTGGTACTCTAAAAGAGAGAAAAGAAAGGATATTTTATGAAAATGAAGTTTAACTCTTATATGTTTTGGTACTCGATGGGGATCAACCCTGTTCTACCGATTGTCGCGAAGATCTTCGACCTTGCGGTTTATTTTATGTTCGCAACGGCGCTGTTTTCTATCGCTACATACCCGATAGTTCATTTTTTAACCCCAGCTCTACCGACCAATAAGGCGGAGGCGGTTACAAACTTGATTCATATCTATGGGCTTGCCGCTATCCCTGCTTTAGTTTGGATTGTCGTAGGGATGTTGTTCGCCTTTAGAAAAGCGACTACCGAAAAGCTTTAAAGGGGTGATAGTATGATAATAAATAAGACTTTAACAATACTCGCGATAGCAATCGACATAGTTGTTGTATATTTCGTGGTACAAATTTTGAACTCGTTAACTTAAAAAGAAAGGCGAAAATGGAAACCCAAGGAAATTTTGAAACAGAGAACCAAAAATTCTTAAGACTGGCTGGCAAATACGAAAGCCTAATCGAACAGCTTAAAAACGTAAAAGAAGAAATGAATACAGTTATGGCCGATATCGGTATTAATAACTTCGTTCAAGACATCGACGGAACGGTCTATCAAGTGGTAGTTCCTCAAGGTCGCTTCGTACACTTCGATGCAATCTCTTATATCCGTACCCGTAAAGAGGGTGAGGAGCGTGGCGATCTTTCGTTAAAGAAAGCTGAAGAAGCTGGCTATGACGTGTCCCACTTGAAGAAAGCTAAGGGCTAATGAGAAACGGATCAACTATTAAACATGAGCGCAATACGGACGTTGCGTTTCATATTAAAAAGCTGTTTCGAGTCCCTGACGGAAGAGTCAAGGTAAAGGGTCAATGGGTTAACATTGTTAATCCTGAACGACCTTATATTATCGGCTCTGACAATATCGTGATCCAACCTGAAAACCTAAAAGAATGGAAAATTTATGAACAAAACTAAACCTACAGAGCAGAAGGTGGGATCTCCTAACATGATTTCTTTCGAAGAAGTTCACGCCATGATGTCTCATTTTACGCCGTCCGATTTTGAGAACGAGACTTCTGCCAAATCTGCCAAAAAGAGCTTTGAAGAAAAGTTTGGTTTTTTGGCTTTCGTGGCTTTGATGGCGACTTTGGAAGAAGCGTTTCAGCTGATCCTGCCTTTATCCCAGTTAAAGGTCGTGGCTGAAAAACAAGGTATCCAAATGATCGGTAAGCACAAGAACACTAAAGCTGATTTTGAGGCAAGCTTGCGAGAATTCCAGATGCAGGTGTACGGCGAGATTATTGACGATCGCTTTATGACCGTCCGTGATTCAGCCAAAGAAACCGAGCACATGGTTAATATGAAGACTGAAGGCGGTGTCCAGTGAGAAAAGTATACTTTCCGCTAGTCAGGTGGCTTGGCGCGGATGCTATTACCCTGTATCCTTTTGTTTTTTTCGCTGAGCGGAATCCCCCACCATTTCTGGTTAATCACGAACGCATTCATATCGACCAAATTAAAAAGCATGGAATCTTTACTTTTTACTACGGATACGTTCGCGAGTATATTCGAAACCGACTGGCTGGTATGGATCATTGGAACGCATATAACTCGATCAGCTACGAGCAAGAAGCTTATTTCAATATGTTTGACGTAAACTATCAGGTACAGTAAATGTGCAAGTGCGTGTACTGCGGAAGATTTATCGCTGAAAAAGATTTTTCTTGCGGTCTTGCCGACGGAATGCTGATATATTGTAGTTATCCGCCCGAGCCAAGCCATGATGAGTTTTGGCATAACGCTTGTAAGGATAAGGTTTATAAAAAGTTTTCGGAGACATCCGAAAAGGGAAGTCACTCCCCATAGTTATTGTGACCCTGATTGGATCTGGCGACAGATTCCAGAGTTGATAGGAACGATCTTGTATAAGACGATTCTATCGGGAATGAAGGTGCCCCTTATATCCTTCTGGTAACGGGAGTTTTGCCAATTTGAAAGTGTCGATGGGCACATACTCCAAGTTTTTAAGAAAGGAACTATATGACAGACAAAGAATATTCAGAGATCGATAACACGCTACTGGAAATTAGCCAGCAGCTAAACAAGCTATCTGTACAGGTTTACGCTTTGCGGTGGAAGATCTCTGAGATGGATGGTGGTCAGATCAAGCCGAAGCATGAGTTATGGCTTCATTCAGAACCTGCTGATCATGAAATTATCCGCTTAAAGGATCCGTACTTTCAAGAGGTCGGCGAAGATAAGTTTGGATCTCCAGAATGAACAAGGAAAAACCTTCAGACGGCCTTGTTCATTGTGGTAAGTGCGGCTGGGTTCATTTTACCGTGTCTTTAAAATACGTCCGTGATTTGGAAGCGGAATGGCTTCACTATTTCAACACGAAAGATAAAGAGTGGTTAAGCCATTACGGCATTACTGACGCTCCTCCATCGTCGGATCAATACCTTGAATGTTTTAGATGTGGTGAAACCCATAAATCGATGCTAGACGGCGTTGGCGGCAAGAATATTGACGGTCAAACTATCCAGCCTACACTGGATCCGAAAGAAGACTACTAATGCCTAAAATTCCCGATCGGCACATAATCGCCATGGATAGTAAATAAAAAGAGAAAAATCAATGAAATATATTGTAAGCTTGGATCTTGAAATGTGCCAACCTTCAAACGCCATCTGTGAGATAGGTATCTGTATTGGTGATATACAAGAAAAAAGAATTGTGGAGACTAAGTCTTTTTTGATCAATCCTGACGAAGAAATCAGTCCTTTTATTACCACCTTGACAGGCATTACCAATGAAATGGTCAAAGATTGTCCTGATTTAACAGGGGCGTTCAGGCAAATGTGCGATTACATCGCTCCTTTTAATTGTCATCGGCAGGTAATTCAGTGGGGAGGCGGAGATACTTACGAATTAAAAAATCAGTTATATGGCAAAATAGATCTTTCAAAAGAGTGGCCTTTTGGCAGGACAACGATGAATGTTAAAAATGTAGTTCAGGCCATAAGATGTGCTAAAAATCAACCAACACAAGGTGGACTTAAAAAAATGTGCAACGTATTTAATGTCAAGGTGGACGGACCAATGCATAGAGCCCATAACGACGCTAGAGCTACCATGCAGTTGTATTTTAAATTGCTAGAGCTTTTAAAAGAAATTTAAACATGAAAGATATAGTTGGTAAAAATTTCGGAAAGCTAAAGGTTTTAAGGCTAGATCCTAGCTATAAAACAAATCGAGGTAAAAAATGGGTGTGCGAATGTTCTTGTGGAAAACAAAGATCTTACTATCTAACTTCGTTAGTCTTGGGCGATGCAAAAACTTGCGGGGATTATTTTTGCAGATATGGAAACCTAACGGGAAAAAGATTTGGGCGCTGGCTTGTTGTACGGCATACGGGTAAGGGCAAGAAAAGGGCTCAGCATTATTGGGAGTGTTTGTGCGATTGTGGCACCGTTAGGGAGGTGAGAACCTCACAGCTATTAATAGGCCGCTCAACAAATTGTGGTTGTTTTGGACTACAGGCTATGAAAATAAAAAACTCCCTTCCTGTAGGGCAGTCCGCTTTAAATACCGTTTTGGGTAGATATAAAAGAGAGGCTAAAAAAAGAAATTATGAGTGGGATCTATCGAAAGAGGATTTTATTAAAATAACAGCTCTGAATTGTCATTATTGTGGAATTTCCCCGCTAAACAGAACAGAGTCTAGGAATGGGGCTTTTGTTTATAACGGAATAGATCGCGTAGAGAACTCTGTAGGATATACTATTAACAATACCGTGGCTTGCTGTAGGGATTGCAATCTAGCAAAATATAAAAAAACAGCAAAGGATTTTTTAGATTACATAAAAAGAGTTTTTGACTACCAGCAATCAAAAACACATATTGTAAAAACTGAAGGCGAATAAAAACCGAGGTTGGGACAGCCGTTCACTCAATTGTTTTAAAGGCTAGGTATCGGCGGAAATGATACAGATCCAGTGTCAGATCTGTCTAGCGGCTCAAGTCCAATCAAGCCCACGAAATTAAAACTAAGTCTTAATAGTCCCGTGGAAGTTGCTGAAATGGATTGATTTGAAATTTTGGCCTGTGGGATAAAAAGCAAATCCTCTTCCGACCTTCGGTCTTGAATTCTGATTGAAACGTATGGCGCTCGTAGTATTTCATCGTACTTAGGTCTTGCACCAACCGCTTGCAATCCGCCCGAGTTTGAAAGCCTAATCCCTTGAATCGATCCGTTAATTGAAGCCTGTGTGTTGTGGATCTCTTGCGGATACGGAATGTCAATCCCGTATATAGGTCTCTCACCGTAGTCAAGCGAGTATGAGAAAGCCTCTGCTTGTGGATACAAACTCTCATTGATAAAAATCTTGATCGCAGCGCCCTGTAAGATGGCCATTAGCTCTCCTCGTACACGTCGCGGTAATCACGACCCCAAACGTACTTCTTCTCGTTTCCAATATCTTCTTGCTGCCATGAACCAAGCCCAATTGGGTTTGGATAGATGATGGTGAACAAAACCTTAACACCAGCCGCCGCAATCGACCTGATTAGATCTTCGGCGTAAATTCGGCCAGCAGTGTTGTCCGTTAGGAAAAACTGGAAGTCATCTGCGTTGATATTTGGAATGTATGAGCCTTGATTTACCAAGGCTACGTCCGTTCCAGCGGATACGATTGAAACTTGATCAGCTGCGCCAAGTACGATACCTGTCTCAGCTACCCCAGAATAATATTGAAAAGTAATCGCCGTCGGGGTAACATCCAAAATACCGTAAGGAAGCTGGTTGATTGGATCGAACTGGCTTCCAAGCGTGACGATATCGCCAGCTTTTACTCCGTTTGCTACGAAATCGAAAGGCGTTCCGCCAACCGATTCAAGCGTCATGATGTCGTCCGTTTTGGTTAGGTCTACGACAGTTGTCCCATCAGCTCCCGTCGTTCTTTGAACTCTTGCAGGATGGCTTTTTTGAACCACATATGCTGGCGATAGAAGCAAGGTCGAGTCAGATGGGCGGGCAAGATATGGGATCGGCCCTTCCTGAACGTCTGAGCCTAATCCGAGCACCAAAAAACCTCTCGCATCTGGAAAGTCGACAGCCTCGCCAGTTTGCAAGGTAATAATGTTCCCTTGGTTCGGGCCGAAATCCTGATCAAGCACCGATTGAACTGCTGTGATGTTGAAAGTCGCCGTTGGGTCAAACGTGTAAGGGCCTCTTGTTTCGGGCGTTGAGAAACCTCGATCCTGAATATAAGCAGCGCCTTTTCTTGAGCGTCTGACCACTCGGGTGGTAGCTGGGATGTAAATCTCAAGTAAGTTCTGCTCTTCTTGAAACTGAACGGCGTATCTAAACTGATCGATTACGGTGATTCGTTTTGGCGAATAAGCTCTGACTGGAGCTGAAACACCCTGAACAGTAGTTTCTGGTACTGCGTTTGGATTTTCAAATTCCACATAGTTTTGGGCGGTGTTGATTACCGTAATCTCAAAGCTACCACGATTATCTGGATCGAAGTTTAACCCAAAAACATTTATGTAGTCACCAACTCTCACCAAGCCTAGACTTGGATCTCCACCTACTCCAGTCCATGTCAAACGGGTTCTGCCCGTCGGTGGAGATGATATTTGCCATTCGGTGGTGGCATCTGGTGTTAGATCTCTTTGCAGTGGAAACTCTAGAACATCTTGTGCACGACCGCCGTAAACCTGTACCGACCCTCTCGGGCCGATCGTGTCTGAAATAAGGTAGACCTTAGCTCCATCGCCATTATCTTGCGCGAAAGCTCTCCCGGTTTTACCTTGTGACCGAATCTGCTTTGTGATCGAATCCGCAACCTCTTGGGCGGTAGCGTTTCCAATGGATTGAAAGTCTTGCGTTCTGAAAGTGATGGTCAAAATATCGCCGTCATCATAACGAATTTTAAGCTCGTCATCGTTTTGTAAAAGATATGGTTCTGCGTTTTCGGAAACCATGTTTGCCTGAGCGACATCGTCGCCAAACAGGATCGATAATAGCTGATTGATCAAGTCTCTAACCTGTTTGCGATTAATTACCGCAACACCGATGCGGCGGAAAATATCGTCAAGCATCCCGATCTCGGGCGGACGTGTCAGACCGTAGTCAGCCAAACGATTATCCAGATACTGCGCCGAAGCTTTGGCAATCGTGCATTGATCATTAATTGCTTGGGCGTTGTAATCAATCAAAGCAATGGCTTCCGACAAGGTCTCAAGCACCAGTTTCGTGTTCTTGCCTTCAATGTTCGGATTCAGATACTTTCTAAGCCTTTGGTAGGCTGAATCTGTATCGATTACTGCCATATTAACTCACAATCTCGGAAACTAGAATGTCCGTAACGGGGTTTAAGATCTTTGCTTTCTCAGCAGGGCCGATGTTAATGGTGTCGTTCAGCGGCGAATATAACGGAGAACTGATCGCAACCGCTTTAACACCCGAGATCACATCAACAACCGATACGATATTCGAGATCGCGATCGGCTGTCCGATTGGATTTGAGTTAATTAAAGCCGCGACATTCTGTCTGACCTGCTGTACGATTTGCAAGAAAGGAACCCCTGTGGCGATCCTAACTTCGATTCCGACTTGGATTCTTCTGACTAGCGGTTCGCGGATATAGATTTCGGCTCCAGCAGCAGCAACGCCGGGGTAGGTGGCTGGATCCTGTGCGGAGCCGTATACTATCCGATTGGACTCACCAATCAACCCTTCGTAGTACGAATAAGCATCTAGACCTACATTGACCTGTGTTGAGAACTCGAGTTTGTTCATTGGGCTGATCGTGGTCTGAGCTTGCGAGCTGATCTTTTTGTACTGTTGGTAGCTGTCGAAAACAATAATCCCGTTTCCGTTTGAATTTGGATCTGTATACTTTTGACGAATCTTCTTGTATCCAACGTAAGGAGTTTGTTCCATTACCAGCACGTTTGGTTGATTTAATCCTAACGGTACTGGGGCGACTGTATCGGTCATAACGCCCGATATGATAACTTGATTTTCAGATAAAACTTCTGATATAGTCCACTGAGCTTGGTTGGCTGACCCTAAGAAATTTGACGTGATCAAAAGTTTATCGTTTGGAACTGTCGCTTCGTAATCATAAAACACAAGGGACGGCCTGTGAACCTGAAGGTCTCCACCAGCAACCCCTGTAACGCCCGTAGCGGTAGCACCCGTGCAGTTTACAAAAGTGATGATCTCGGTAGTAAGATCGATTCCTTTAACCATGAACGAACCTACGTTGTTTCCTAAGAAAGGAAAACCTGCGAAGGTGATGATATCACCTGCGCGGATGTCTTCTAGAGAGCCTGCGCCCGACATGATCTCCAAGGTCATATCGCCATTTGCTTTGACAAGATCAAAAACCGTACTTCCGTTATAGCCGATCGCAATTGAGTTTAAAGAATCTTCGATCGTCTCATCAACTGACTGAGGATTATCGATCCAGAATTCATTTTGAGTCGCCCTAATGACTCGGAAAGTTCCTTGATTTAAAATGTTGAAAGGTGATTTTAGGATGACCGTATCGCCTTCCTGAACTTGGCCGTAAGCTTCGAAGAAACTTGATAAAGCTGCTCCAGCTTCGGCAACCACGTTCGAGTTAAGGTATTGAATCTGGGTTCCGTTTGGCGAAACCCCAGTAACCAAGAATCCTCCATCGTTATCCGAAGTCCCGTTCAGAACTAAAAGATCTCCGATGCTAACTTCTTTAAAGTTCGTATTGCCCGATAGAATCGTAAGCTGGGCAATTCCTCCGCCCGTGTCTACGATCGAGTAGTTACCAGCAGCGGCATTGATCTCTAGCTGTTTTTGGAAGTCTGGCGGAGTTCCGACTTGGTTCCAAGAAATGGCCGTAAACAAACCTTGCTTTTCAACTTTAAAGATGCGACCCTCAGTTCGAGTGAAGTTCTTTGGAGTCCCAAAGTAACGCTGTCCGATTAAGTTAGTATTAACGGTAAAGGTTGAAAGACCAGCTGAAGGCTGATTGGAGTCGATCTCAACCGTTCCAGCTGAATCAAAGGTCGTTTCTTTTGCTTGAGCGGTAGCGGCTTGAACTTTCAAATACTGATCTGAAATCAAACCAACCAGTGATGGCTCTGATACGAAGATCTGAGAGTATCCATCAAAAGAAGAGGTAAGAGGAGTGTAGATCAGGGAGGCTGACGCATTTACGACGGCTTGTAGGGTATTGCCCGGGCCGCCTACGATCTGGATAGCTCCATCGGATCCAACCAGATTAGTGGCAAACTGCAACCTTCCAGCGCGATCTGCTACATCGATAGTACCCGCAAGTGAAAGTGAAGCTACGGCTGGGACGTTTAAAAAACGTACTAGCTGAGCAATGGTCGTCGGAACGATTCGGCACTCTTCGCCATCTTGGAATTCGTAGCCTGTATCGGAGGCAAGCTGTAGAGGAAGCTTTAGCGTAAAGTTCGGGCCTACAAACAACGGATCATAAGTCTGGATCCAGTTAATACCGTCCAAAAGATCTTCGTAATCAAAAGCAAAAGCGTTTAGCCGAGCGGTTGATAGTTCGATCGTACCAGCCCCAGTCGTTCCGCCATCATCCACAAGAGTCGCCGTGATTAGGTTTGATAGGTTCGAAGAGGTAATAAATGTTTGAACATCCGCAGCGGTCGTGTTAGTATAGGCGTAGAATAGGATTCCGTTTACAACACCAGTAGGAGCCCCAAGCTCGGCCACGGCAACGCCAGTAGGGCGCTCAACGGTAAAGGATGTAGCGGTAAAAGATTTTACTTTAAACACACCTTGATTGGCTGGGTCAAAACCCGACTGAGTCGATACGTTAACATAATCGCCAATCACAAGAGTTGCTAAGGTTGGACTTGGGTCTGGTGAAATACCGTCCCAAGTATAAGTTACATCATCCACAACGCCAACTGAAACGGAAACATCCCAAAGCGTTGATGCTTGGATCGAAGGAGTTCTAGCTACGCCTGATTGTAAAAAGATTTTAACATTTGTTAGGTCGTTTTGTTCAACCGCAAAGGTTAACGCTTGGTTTGGAGCTTCTGGATAGAAATAGCCATATCTGACGCGCTCGCCCGATCGACCCCATTCATTTGATCTGATCAGTAGCGCGGTCTCGTTTCCAGCGACATCGCCTAAAACAGACTTCTTAGCCTGCATTAGAATCGCGAAGTTTTCAAAGTCAAAAGTGGTAAAGAAACCGTCGTCTTGAGGTAGAGCAGCAAAACCAAACGGCTTTGGAGGGCTGCCGTTGTCTTGGTCAAGTGCGTTGAATTGTGTGGTGTTTACGCCGAAAGTGGACGAGGTTAGTAAGCGTCTGAAAAGATTGAAAGAGAAAGGTTGATTCGCGCTATCTTTATTTAAAATTACGTTTAAGTTATCGTCAGCTGAAATGGATAAAGGTTCTCTCAAAGATACTCGGTCAATCGCGTTACGAATCCGACGGTAAAAACGATTTGGCTTCAAATCAAAGTCGGTTGGGTTAACCACGGTGATCTCGGCCACTTCGTCTTTCTGGGCTGAGTCCTGATCAGTGGTGTCCGCTGCAAGTGGCAAACTTTGCGTTAGCGGCTCGATTGATACGATCGTCTTGTTTGGGTCTTCTGTGGAAGGTATGGTCGCCGTGATGTTTGATAATGGGTTTAAAATCGGCTCGGCGTAAGGATTTCCTTCGCTGTCGGCCTGAGCAATCAAATTGACAAAACTTGGGAATTGTCCTTCGATATATCCTGACTCGTAGAAAGCTACTTGGGAAGGTTTGGACTCATCGATCTGATAAAGTGGTAACTGTAAAATTAAAGCTTCGGCGGTAGCAACCGTGATTACAACCGAACCAGTTGAATCCCGAGTTCTGGTTTGCATGAAAAGTTGGTTGTTGTCGATCGTACCGAATACCAAACTTTCCGTTTGAAGGGTAAGCTCTGCTGCAATCTGGTTCAAAGTCTTAACGCCAGCATCTACAAAAAGTTTCTGAGGTGTCTTGTCACAACCAAAGATATCTAGGCCGCCTGCGAACGGAACTGTCTCAGGCGTAATGTTTGACGCTTCGGTCGCTGTAACTAGAAGGGTGAAAGAATTGTTTGTCTTAGCTTGAATGCGTCCTTCTAAGAAGTTGCCTTGGTTTGATCCCGAGATACTCCCCGTGACGCTACCGTGGATTACAACGTAATCTCCAGCCTGAACTGAAGCGAATGCGTTTGCAACGGATGAGGTGTAAGTAACCTCATTACCGATTAAAGAAACTGTTAGGGTTGATCCAGAAGTAGTTCCAAGGTTCCGACGGACGTAGCTCTTATCATCGGCAAGCACCCATAAAAAAGTATCTGACAGAATGGTGACGTTTGGCGAATTAAAAAGATCGCTTGCAAGCCTTGCCTCGGTTTCTTCCAACCCTGCGGAAAGCTCGTCTCCTGCAAGTAATGGGGAATCAAGTCTGATCTGCGCGGTGTTCGGTGAGAAAGTATAGTCTGAAGTTTGGCCTAAAGCCGATAACCCTTCGGCTTGCGTAAACATTGCCTTGACAACCAAGGTTGACGTGGTTGATATATCAAGACTCGCCTGATCAGAACGACCGCGATTGGAAACAAGTGAAATCTGGTCTCCGTCAACCTGCGCGGTAACTCCTGTAACCTTGGCGTTAATTACATTCACCCATGATTGTAATGAGTTGGTGGAAGCTACTGTCGGGTAAGTTCCCTCTGCGATAAAATCTGCGTCCGTAAAAGTGTAGGTATTGAATCCAGTGTTATCCACTGAAATAATCAAGGTATCGCCAGTTGCAATGGACGGATCCCACTGCGACTGATTTTGACTGCGGATTAGGGCTACTTCCCCGTCTTTTGACAAAAGCTGTTTATTCTTGTAAAGTCTTAAGGTCTGTTCTTTGGAACTTGGAAGCTGTAACTGTAAAGCCGCATCGCGTCCGCCTTGTGGCGTTGCTACCTGAATGTTTTCATTCACGTTTGTTTTGGCTTGAATGCGAACGAATGCTCCGCCGCCTTCGGTTGAAGCTTCCCAATTTAAAGTTGGGTTGTTGTTGATTGAAGCTGAGACCTCGTATGCTGATACCGCGCCTTGGCTAATAAAATCTGAAGCTTGGAACTGATGCTGGGTTGTGGTATTCCCAACCGTGATGGCTAGAACATCGCCACCAATCACATCAAGAGGAGTCTGATTAACTGAAAGCAAGAAAGCTTTTGCGACGTTTGCTTGATTTCCACCCGTCTGAAGCTGGAAGTTGGTCTCACCACCAAAAGCGTTGTCAACGATCGGCTCAACACCGACACCTTGAGTTTTTGGTTCGTAGCCAGAACCGTCATCAACGTAAAGAATTGTGTCATTGTTTTGGTTTACGCCCAAAGATGAAGACTGAACAGTTTTAGGCTCATCCTTTGGAGCGGCACCAATCACGGAAGCTGTGATTGCATTTGCTGTTCCTAAACCAGTTGATAAACGCGCTCGTTTAATTCTAATGCGCAACTGCTCGTCCGTCTCTGGATCCTTTCCCGTTGTGAAAGGCAAGGGATTTGAAACGGTCGCCCCCGAGAACGGCGGAACCGAAAGCTGCGAAATCGTACCAATCGATACATTTCCGATTGAGCCCACTTCAGCGCAAAGAACTGGCACGTTTTGAACTTCGGTTTCTCCATCTAGGATTACTGCCGAAGTTGTGGTATTGAAATTAACTTGTGGGTTGATCCCTAAAGCTGGAACTGATACAACCGTGTTTACGGGAATTGATCTAGCGCCGCCTTGCGACAAAATAACCGTCTCATTGATATTGTGATACTGAGTGGTTGGTGAGGTTAAGTTTAAAGTAAAGTATGATCCGTTGTTGGTAATACTTGAGTAAGATAGCTGCTCAACATTTGGAGTGCCACGGCCAACGATAACTGAACCTGATACGGTAAAGCCCGTTGCCGTTGAAATGTTTAGTACGTTTGTACCGATGACGGGGGCGTTTGTACCTGCGTAAATCTTGGCTGATACTTTTTCAAAAGTGGTATCTATGAAGGTTACGGTTCCGAAAGCCGCCTGTGCTGGGATGGGCTGCAAGCCTTGGTCAAATGCGATACGCTGTAAAGCTTCGCCAACCGCCCGATCAACGCTTAGGTCGCGCTCAATTTGAAAGATATCCCCAGAAGATCTGGCAACCGATAAAGCAACCGCTTCAAGCAGTGATAAGGAAATAGATCCAACGGTCAAATCATTGATATTTGTTTTTTGAACGTAGGCCGCTATCAATGCTCCTAAGATGTTTTCGTAGGAAGCTGCTTCGACATTTGGGATATTTGGAATCGACGGTGTAGCCATGTTACCTCTAAAGATTGTCAGTTAAGCAAAAAACTAATCGGGAAGACCCCTTGATTTCCTGCCAAGGTTACCGACATCGCTATAAATATAGTATTACCTCGGATGTCAACCTGTAATTTTGAAAGATCTTGGAACCTTGGATCCGCTAAAACCGTCGATCTGATCTGATTTGCGATCTCGGTGGCCGACACGTCGGCATTTGAGGTTCCAACTTGAACCCCTGCACCAAACGTCGGGTGTTTAATTAGAGAACCTTTTTGGGTGATCAGCTTGATCTTGAGTGTTTGAATCAGGTTCTGTAAGCCGAAAGCTAAACGGAAATCCCCCTGCGGATCGATCACGATATCGTAAGCGTCATCCAGTAAAAGGTCTACACCAGACACCTTGGACAAAGGATCCGCCTCGGCGGCTGGGATTGGCCTGATCGCTAGATCGGGTGGGGATGGTAAATTTGACGGGATGAAAATAACATTCTGGGAGTTTACAGTCCCAGCCAGATATGCTTTAATGTAAGCCTGATTGGAAAGGCCATAAGCGTCAAGATCCGCCGCACCATCCACGGTGATTAGATAGTTGTTGGCTGCGATCTGCTCGATATCTAGGATGGTTCTAACTTGTCTTGGCAAACCTGTGGCCAAAATGGTAATGCGCTGTCCGATATACAGGTTTTCGTTTGAGTCAATGTTAAACTGTCTGCCGATCGCTGATGAAAGGAAATCATACTCAAAGCCTGTTTCATCGATGTAGGGTGATTTTAAAGCGTTCAGAGTTACAATCTCATTGTAGCGATCGGGATCTCCCAAGTAACGGCCTGATATCTGCTCGATCGTAAGTCCGAACGGTACGGGGGCTCTGATCATCGAGATTTGGTTGTTGAACGGAACTCCATTCCTAATAGCTAAAGACTGGACAAAATCAACTGCCGATATCTGATTATCTCGGTCAAGCTGATCAGTTGCCGTCAAAGCGTATAAAGACTGAATACTGTTATACAAACTTTGCAGAATTAAAAACTCATCGATAGTAGTTGCATAGCCGCGATTAAACTTCGGCGGCTTGTTAAAAGTGGTGTTGTATTGATCGTTCCCAGCGTTGAACAGATTCCCCAGTTGAAAACGTAAGGTCTCGATTTGATTGATAATTTGTTGAATTTCGTCAACTGTAAGCAACGAAACCGAGTCAAAGTAATCGTTGATCTGCTGGCTATTGGACTGATTAAGTTGTAAATCCTCGACCGTAATCTGATCGAATATCTCTGGTGACTGGTTTGGATTTGAAAGGATCAGGTCAGCGCCACTGGTTTGGAAAGAGCTTGCGGCTTGGGTTCCGATCTGACCGTCGACAACCGATAAGGCCGACAAGCCTTCGGTTTTAAGCGCGAAGCTCTTAAGAGCGTTCGTCTTAACTTGGTTTGACTGGCTTTGAACTAAAGGCGTGGTTGGTTGCTGACTAAGCCTTGCAAAAGCGTCTGAAACTTGATACTTGTAGTTCTGGCTGATCGCTAGAGGTAGATCGGCGATAGCAACTGGCAAACCTTGTGCAAGTTTTAAGAATGTGGCCACCTCACCGATTGCGTTAAATACCGAGGTGACATCGGAATTAACCGCTCTGATCACGTTGTAAACCGAGGCAAGCGTCCTGCGAGCTTCGGTGATAGCGTTCAAAGCTTGTCTGATGACATTTGTATTTGGGGATATCGAAAGCGGGAATATGTCTCCAGCTTGCTCATTGCTATTTAAAACGATCCGCTTCCAAGCCTTTAACTGTAAATTGAACTTATACTCATTTGGGGAATCAGCGCCTTGGAAATATGCAAACTGAATTGGCGAAACTAAAAAGGTCTGGTTTTGTTTCGGGATGTCTAAAGCAAGTCTTAGATCCTCGCCTTCAAAACGCTTCTTAAGCTCTGCATACTGTTCTAGGAACTGGTCTAGTAATAAAGCCTGAGCGTAACCCGTTCCAGCCTGCTGCCCTTCTCCATCGTTTATGCTTGGAGCTGGGGTTGCTGATTCGGGGTGACTTGAAGTCGCCGCATTAACCGTTCTTCGAACTTGATTTAAAGTCTGATTAACCGCCGAGATCGTTCCACCAAACAACGTATTAACTGCGCTAGACAATCCTGAACTCTGTCCTAAGCTTGCGTTGGTGTTTGGTCTGAAAGGCCATACCCCAAAACTTCCCTGAGCAGAAATGATCTTGTATTTAATCCCGTTGTGTTCTTCGATGATTCCTGTCATTGTCGGGATGTTGTTTGTGGTGAAAACGGTTGATATTGAAAGCTGTTGCGGTGTGATCGGTAGTGTGTAAACCCATCTACGATCTGTAAAGTCGAAAGTCATCCGCCATGAACCGAATAGCCCTGAGACCTTTGAATCGTTGTCGGTTGTAGTTATCGTAGTTTGTGGTGTTGTGGATCCGTTTGAGAAAATTGAATAGGAACCTGATTGACGGTCTCGTCTTAGAACCAGTAAGCGATAAGGATAAACCCGATCGAATCTCTCACCTTCTATTGTGATCGGTTTATAAAAGCTATTGACATCAAAATTATCCTGCCAAGGGGTGGATACGCCTGTGGTAGCCGAACCTCCTCCAAAACTTGGAGTCTCCAGCACATTTCCAATCGAACCAAGGTCAGGTAATAAAGCACCCATATTCTAATAAGATTGCTTACCCTTTATAATGTCAAAGATCATCTAGGTCTGAAGGAGTTAAGGTCTCTAGCCCCTCACCTGCGTTATCAATCGCCCCTTCGTCCTCAAATTTCGTAACCTTGGACTTAGGTAGCTTACTAGATTGCTTTTTAAGGTTATTTTGCTCCAAAGACTTGATCAGATCGTATAAAGCTTGCTCTCCTTGTCTAAATCCGTCTGGATCCGCTATACGGTACATAAGCTCGTCTAGCTTCTCTTCATCAGACCTGTTATACATATCCTCTAGGAAATGGAGTAGAACGTAATCTGGGGCGTATTCTTCAACTTGCTTAAGCGGCGTATTAAATCTTTGCGAGAACTCTCGACAGATATACCGATGGAAAGCTTCCATGTCGGGGTTTAAAACCCCTGCAACCGCTATGGCCTGAATCTTATCGAAGTTCATCGTTTATCTTGTTCTCTTCCGAACGCTTCTCTAAAACGGTCTTTAAGCGTTTGGTAGCTTCTAGCTGTTTTTCGGTCAAGATGGTCATATATTTCTCTTGCGCTAGGATTGCTGCTTGGAAAACGGTCTCAAGTACGATCGAATCCTTGATGTGAGACCCATGGAACTGGGTGCTTTCATGATACCAAAACGGTGGGGCTTGTATAACTCTTTGTTTTAATTGGGTTATAATGTAAGCTAAGTTTTTAATCTTGGTTGGAGCATCGTTTGGATTGTCACCCAGTAACTGCCTATAATCCTTATCCGCTTGGATTTCCTGCATCGGCGTTAGGTTTAAGCGAAACTGGAAGGTTCCCTTGTAAGAACCTCCGATCTCTCCCAAAACATCTAATTCAAACGTAGCTTCATGATTTTTAATCGAAATATCCGCTTCAGTCATAAAGGTATTGTATCACGCTTTCTTGGATAGTAATCTTGAGTATGTATGCCTGATATGTCTCCTCAAATGACTGCTGTTGTTGTTGGTTTAATCGGCTCCGTTTTGGGGATTGTCGTTGCGTCCTTTAAGATGCGTTCTGATTTTTTTAAAGAAGTGAAAGACTTCTATGACCGTGAACTTGGATCCGTTCGAAAAGACGTTCAGGATATGCACACCAACTTGATCATGACTGAGTCTCGTATGGAAAAGAAACTTGAACGAGACTTAGCCGCCGTGAAAGAAAGCCAAGAATCTGAAATGCGTAACTTACGCCGAACAATTGAAGAGCTGCGGTCTGAGGTTCGGAACTCTCACTCTAAACTAATTGATCTTTTGTCAACTATTGTGCAGAAGAACTAACCCTAGCAAATCTTGCTGGAACTAACTTAAAAACATTCTTATCTTTTACCGTATAGAAAATCTGATGCTCACCCTTGTAGTATCCATGGGTTATTTCCTCAATCTTGTGAACTGATCCTTTGGGTAGATTCTTAAAAGTTTTTAACAATTCGATCATGTTTTTAAAGATTGCTTCAAAAACGCGTTGTGTTTTTTCATATCAACGACGCTCGTTTAAAAATAAATATTTGGGGTATAGAGTATTGATTTTATTGATGTTTCTATACTTAAACTAAAATCGTTTAAAAAAGTGCTACTTATGGGTTAAGAGCTTGGTTGAAAATAATTTTGAAAATATTAATTATTTTTATTCTTTAGTAATATTCGCTATTTAACTTCGTTTTCTTCCCCTTCCCCTAACCCCGTAAGGGGTTTCACTTTCGCGTAGCGAAAGAAGATATGATACAATCATTATTGTCCGGGCTTTGGAACTCTTTGATTTCTTTTTTAGGAAGCAAAGAGAGGAAAGCATGGCGAGCGTAGCGGTATTCAGTTAAAGCGGGCGAGTCATTAAAGGAACGAAAAATAAAAAAAGAGATCTGATCATAATCAGATTTCAAATGAATTAAGATTTTTTCCGTTTAAGGCATAGTCTAACCTTTTTCTGATTGTTAAGGAGTTTTAACAATTGTTAACAATCTCAAATTAGAATCTTTGTAACTTATGAATAAATTATTTTGGCTTCCTGTCGTAATCTTAGCCCCTCTTTTTCTTCTTGCCCTTCTAAATTCTAACGCACGTTCAAGGGCGGTTAAACTAATGTCGTTGTTGATCGATAAAGCTAAAGGTCGTGATGTGGAACTTAAGCAAGAGATTTCAAACCTAGTTAACGAGGCTAAAGATCAAACCGATCTAGCCAAGGCTCTTGAGAAGAAACGTCTGGAGACCGAAATCGATGAAAACTGGCATAAAAAACTTTAAATCCTTTGTAGCCTTCTTCCTAGCTATTAGCATCGGCCTCCAGTCAATCGCTATGGGGTGTAATTTTGACTCTATTCGAAAAGTTGATGGTGGCTACCTGTATCCCGTAGAATGCCATCTGGCGGCTGGTAAAGCGTTTTCAGACGTGTCCTCAATGACCAAAGAGATCGAGGCCATGAAAAAAGCCATTACTTTACAGGATCTAGCCCTATCAACGGCAAATAAACGTGCCGATATGTGGATGGAAACCTCCCTTAAAACCCAAGAAGCCCTTGCAAGCTATGAGAAGTACAGGGATTTTGACGGTTGGGTCAAGTTTGGTCTAGGCTTTGGAGTAGCTTTTTTGTCGGTTATAGCGGCCTCCCAACTTAAAAAATAACTTGTGGCTTGGCTCGAAGGATGATAATCTAAGAGAGATGTCACCTTTAACGGCAATTATCTTTGCAGCCAAGAAGGTGGGTGTTAACGTAGCTGTTCTTTTATCGATCTGTTCGGTGGAGACTGGTTTAAAAAACATTCACAACTATAACGACGGTCATTCTCACTCATTCGGGGTGTGTCAGGTTAAGGTATCTACTGCCCAATGGCTTGGAAGAACTACTAAGTATACCCAGCTAAAAGACTACAACTCAAAAGACCTCTCCCAGATCGACAAGAATGCCTTTGCAGCGGCTATTTACCTAAAGTACCAATACGACCGCTACGGTAGTTATCGCAAGGCTGTGTCGGCCTATAACGCGGGTAGGGCTATCGGCGGAAACAAAGGGTATGTTGGCAAAGTTTATACGGATATCAATAAAAGAAAAGGATCCGTTTCAGAATGTGATACTATTTGTTTAAAGGAGATTTTATGAAAGCCAAGGTTAAATTATTTCAGCTGTTAAATCCAGCTATTGCGGATGCAGTAAATGAGCTTGCGAAAGCCGAGTTACCAGCACAGGTTTGGTATACAGCACATGATTTTTTATTGAAGTTCAATGAAGAGGGTGCTAAAAAGCAAAAGTTCCAAAAAGAGCTTTTAGATCGACACGCTAAGAAAAACGAAAAAGGCGAAGTCGAATACGAAATTGACGAGAAGAACCCTACCATTGCAAGCTACAAGTTTGAAAACACTGAAGCCCAAGGGAAATTCATGGGCGAGCTTAACGACTATCTATCTGTAGAGGCAGAAGTGGATCAAATCCCATCTGAAGTCTTGAAAGATGTTAAAATCAAAGGCGAAATCTTATTGCCATTGATGGGGATTCTGATTTCTAAATAGATTTTATAAGATTGGTCTTAATAATTTTAAAACCATCGTTCTTTTGTAGGAACGATGGTTTTTCTTTTTAAAGACCTTCGGTTATTTCGCAAGAGCACTGGCACTTATAAAGTCCATCCATGACTATGGCGCTTTTATAAGAGGAATTGGAAGTCGCACACCCACAATTAAATCCAAATGGATACGGAAAGCAGTTAGCCATCATAGCGTTTGCGTCTCTCGGACAAACACCGATGTATTTCTCTTTGCAAACTCTGTCAGCCATGAGCCTTCTTTTGACACTACAAAGGTCAAGAGCTAGGGACTCACTGTAGAGTAGAGTTAGCAGAGCTAAATATTTCATTTTTTATATCTAGTTACCAGAGCTGTTTGAAACAGAACCTTTTCTGGCTGCCATTAATGCCGCATCTAAAATGTCTAGCATTTTACCTTCCCAATCCTTAATATGTTTACCGTTTAGGTATTCGTGTGGATCACCCCAATGTTCCACTTTATTTTTTAAGGCTTCAATTTCTAATTTCATCGCGTCAATTTGTAATTGCATCTCTTCCATATTTTTCTCCTTAGTTTAAATTAAATTATAAAACGATCCATCAGATACAAGTATTGCAGAACTTCCAGCGGTAAGCGCGTAGGTGTTTACTGCTGAAGTTGTGTAAATCTCATTCGCTGCTGCAGTTGTACTTACTGTAACAGTCCCAGACCCACGATTTTTTAAGAACCATTTCGTGTTACCTGTTCCAGATACCGCTGGGAGGGTCCAAGTTGAGGTGGTTCCTGTAAAGACATAATCTGATATTTCTGCGGATAGAGTTAAAGTACCCGCTGATGATGTGCTTACTCGTGTTTTTTCCATGACACCGCGAGTTGCACCCGCAGCCGTAGTGAAAAAGTTTGTTCCGTTATACTCGACAACACCTGCCTCGGGGGTTGATAAAAGTGTTCCAGATGAAAACTTTATTGGCCCAGTGTTTGCGCTTGC